AGAAAATAGACGGCTCGTTCTGGAATGGCGAAACGTTTCGTTTTGCGGATTATAATTGCCTTCAAATTTCTGTTACCTCCATCCCAAAAGCATGAACGTCTAAGATAGAAAGATTGACCTTTAAGCCAAGGGAACTTATTATAAAAAGCCTTCCATTTAGCTTTTCCAGCCTTCAAAGAAGGCACTTCAATACAGCTTCTAACATAGCAGCTACCAAAGACTAATGTATTATCACAAACGTTTTTATCCATAACTATTTTACTTTAACGTTATACACTCCATTAATGACCTCTACATCATAACAATCGGGACAATAGTGTTTACCATCTATCATTTCCCAATCAGAGTAGTCACCAATATCAACTTCTTTGTTACTGAATAGTGCGGAGCAAGTATCTGTACCGCCAAATACTTCTCCGCATCTATCGCAAACAATCTGATACATTGTAATCGGTCTATACATAAGCTATTCTTCTTTAAGTTCTACCGGCTCATCGCTCCAAGACAATTCTCTTCCGATGAGCTTCTTAACGCTTCCATGCGGAAGAACCATTTTATCACCCCACCATTCTCTATGTTTCTCACATCTTTTTGGTTTATTCCAAAAAGCTTTTTCTATACCATCATAATCAACGGCAAGCCATATACTATAATTTTTAGGTAATGCCATAATTATTCCTCCAATTTTGGACTCCAGTATTTTAGCCCGCAGTACTCTTCCCCACATAGCTCTCTACTGTACCGAAACTCACAATTAGCACAACTTCGCTCGCTTGGATTCCACAGCATGAAATAAACTGCATTACGAAAACCTTGGTCATATGTCTCTTGTTCAAATGCACCAAAATCATCCTGATAAACTCCTTCTTCTTTTGCTTGTTGAATTATTTCATCTATTTTTTCATTAATTTCCATAACTATTCCTCCACTTTTACGCCGAAAGGAAGCCCGTCGGCAAATTTAAAATTTTCTAAACTATCAGCATAACTATGCATACCCTGCGTTGTACCTATATAAATGTTCTTTATATCAAAACTTCCAATACAATAAAAAGCCCCGCTAACATTCTTTTTTATCAACCCAAATGGTGTGTGTTTAGACATTTCTTTTAAGCACTCTTCTGCGTTCTTGAATGGGCGGTACTTTGGCTCTGGCTTGATGCGATATTCAAAAGATTTAAATGATAGTGCAGGAATTTGTGTTACTTTCTTCCAGTCTTCATTAAATCCTTTCGTTCTATACTCTATATCCTTTCCTTCTGCAAATGCCTGAATAATAGGCAATAGCTCTATTGCTTCTTTACGATTCACAATTAATTCTCCAATTCTTTTTTAGCTAAGCGTAACTCATTTTGAAGGTGCTTAGCTGTAGCTTCACTTATTCTAACTCTTTTAGTTCCTAATATCTTAGAAACATTATTGATGTGAATTATCGCTTTTTCTTTACTCATTGCTTATCCTCCTCAATTTCTTTCTTAATCTTATCAAGTAAAGAACCTTTTGCCTTAATCTCAATTATAGGATTCCCCTCTACTAATATCTGCATTGTGTCAGTTTTGTTCTCAATGCAAAATCTTTCAAGCTTCCAATTGATGAGCATAAAGATTTCTTTATCAGTAATCACTCGTCTGTCCTCTAACATTAAATTCGGATCTTTTTTAGAGACCTTTGCAATAAAAGCATTAAATAATGCCGGACATATCTCATAGTCTTTTGCTGCCATAATTATCTGTATTTTCTGTATTTTATTGTCAATTGAATCTCTTCTACAGCGTCTCTTGCCATTTTCAAGGCTGCATATAGAGTTGCAATATCATGTTGTTGGATTTTAAATCCGTTTACGACAATATCTTTATTTTGTTGTGCTATAACAATTTCCATAATCCTCATTGAATTGTAACTGTTCTCTACAAATGCTGTTATCACCACTTAATAACGACAACCAGTCATAAATTTCGTGTCCGTGCCAGATTAGGATGAACCCGTCAGCTCCGAAGTAAGTGATTCTCGGTTCGTCGTCTGGCTCGAACCCTACATAGGTTACAGCTTTTGAGAGTTTCTGCTCTGCTGCTTCGGCCTCTTGGTATTTTTTCGTAGCTTGCTCCAAGAGCTTTAAAATCTTTTTATTCATAACTTGATTTAAGCCTCCCCACTGTCACTGGGGAGGGATGGTTAATTACTTAGTAGTGTTCGGTTCTGTATAATTAACAGGCTCCCATAATTCTACTGCAGTCAATACTATTGGGCATACGATAGTCTCAGAGAAGATAACTGACAAGATGATATTTGGTACATTGATTTCATAATCTACACCATCAATTTGCTTCTCTTTGTTCGCCCAACCATAAGGTGATGCAACAAAAGAAGTCCCATCACACTTTTTGAACGTTTTCTTCTCTGCGCAAGAAGAAAACATTAATGCTACAGCGAGCATCATTAAAATTACTTTTTTCATTTTTTTTGATTTTGTTAAACTCCCAGACAGACAAGCACGGCAAACTGGAGTTTTGTCAGGGAGAAATAGTTAATTACTTACTCGCAAATGATAGCGAGCTGACCACAAGCTGCACCGTTCTCGATTTCAGCTTTTGTTGCAATTGCTACAGCATAATCATAGCCCATTGCATCCAATTGATTCTTAATTGCATTCATACTTAGTAATCTCCTTTTCTTTAAATGATTTATAATATAATTGCTTAAAGCCTAACTTGATCAAAACATTGATGTAATCTCTATACTGTTTACTGATAAAGATTTCCTGGTTGTTGCCAACAAATCTATACCACAAATTGTCAAGAAATACATTTGTCTTGTAATGACCCTTATTGCAGTCAATGATAACTAACTTGCCACCTACCTTCAGATACTTCTTCAAGGTCGTGAAGGTTCTCTGTAAATCTGGGATATGATGAACAACGTTTCTTAGATAGAATACATCTACTGATTTTTCTCTAAGCCCGACAATCTCATCTTTCCCATCATACTGGAAGTCCAATTGTGGAAAGCTTGTTACATCGCAAGTTTTATATCCAGTTTTTGGATTATATCCACTTCCGAAATCAATGCACAATTTTGTCATCATCAATATGATTGTTTCTTCTTACAAGCTCATTGTTCTTAACGGCCTTGCAATACTTTTCCCAATCACAGAAATTTCCAAGAGGAGTTACGATAATATCGCTTCTGTTGTACTTCCCATAATTGCCAAATACTCCAAATTTATGACCATTCCACTTGTAATCGTAAAATCCATATCCGTCATCACCAACCTTTACAGAGCCTTCTGGGAGTCTTATCTCACCATATCTGGCTTGTAAATCTTCACAGACAATGCTATAGAAGCCATCTGACAGTATTGTCTCCAGCAGTTGTGGATTCAAGCTTTCTTTGCATTTTGGAATGTTTATTCTTGTGTTTGGAATAATCTCCTTACACAGAAGTGCCATGCCTCTACGTCTTTCGTACTGTTCGATGGAAGATACGCTTATAGCAACCTCAGTTAATCCTGCATCTTTCAATGCTACGATGATGTCCTCATTAAGCAGTATTCCATTTGTAACAAGACAAATACCATCAGATGTATAGTTGCCGACTATCTTTACGATCTTCACCAGATCTGGGTTAAGCAAGCTTTCGCCTCCCATGATGGTTGCTCTTTTCAGAACGCCAACCTTCTTCAATGTTTCCTCCATCTTATCACAATCCAGGCGCAACGGTGACTTGAACTTTTGGTAGCAGAAGTAACAATTTCCGTTTACTCCTGTGCTTTCGTTCATGTTGCAATTCAGATTTGTGATAATTCTATATCTGAAAATACCCTTTTTCATACCAAGTTAATTCCTTCTACGACACCGTTTCCGAGATGATTCTTTTCAGATATGCTGTTCACATTGATAGGAGAGAGTTTTACAAAGAAATAATCCTTATCAAACCATTTCTTCAGCTTTTCAGCATCGAAGTCAGACGTATCAACAAGAGTAAGGTTTATTGTTGTTTTCAGATTGCTTTGAGTTCGTATTTGACCAAGCTCTTTGATTGACATCTTGTTCTTATACGGAATGAGCCAGTTGCGCTTCTCGTCATCAAATGAGTGAAGGCTTATCTGGAGAGTGATATTATCCTTGATGAAGGAAAAATCGCTGTCCTTAATGCCAATCGTTGACACATAGTGATGTGTATTTGGGTATTTTTCTGTGATAATGCGAATAGCTTCTTTCACAGCTTCGATATTCAAGAATGGCTCACCCATACGAGTATAGTTAATCTTGAACTCTTTTGCCTTAGTTGGGTCTGCTCCTCCGGCATGATTAATCGCAAAATCCACCTGAGCGACAATCTCGTCAGCTGTAAGATTACGATAATGCTTCATATTGCCTGTGGCACAGAATTTACACCTTACTGGGCATCCACTCATCGTCGAAACGCCAATCATCCAACGTTCTGTACGGTCTCCAAGTTCATTATTGTCGAGCTTGTTTTGGTGTCTACCAATAGCGTCCTTAGTATAATAAGGTAAGAACGTGTCTGTAGTTTCTACCAAAAAACCATCTTCTAATTGTAAACAATATACAACTCCATTTTTAAATGATTTCTTTCTTAGTTCTTTCATATTGATTATATTTAATCTAATAAGGGTGGTTAGTTACTCTGTTACTTCCTTTACGAGAAAACCACAACCATAAAGAGGAGATTCACCTAATTCTCTAACCTCACTCTCAATAGCTTCACCCATAGCTCTCTCATCAAATTCAGTTTTTACTAAAAACATTCTATATCCCATATTATTTATATCCTATAAGGACGGTCAATTACTCTACTACTTTCTCTAAGGAAAAATAATCAATTCCCCAAGCTTCATTTACGTCTTTGTAAGGTTCTCCGTTTTTCTTTATTTTTCGGATAAGAAAATGAACCTTGATTTCATTCTTGCCAAGAGACACAGCATCTTTTAGACGTTCTATGAAAAAGATATTGCCATTTTTATCTTTTACCTTGTCACCTTTCTGAAAAGGTAATAAACTTAGAAAGTCGCCCATAATATCGTCCTTCTTTTGGCGAAGCTCTAATATTTGTGAATCCGCCATCTTTAAACAACCTTCTACATTCTGTAATTCGTTGTATAATTCTATTTCTGTCATATTACTTATATTTATATATCCTTTACAGGATTGTTAATCAATCAATTCTGCTCCAAGATAGTCATAAAAAGAACCATCGCTACCTTCTGGAACAAAATCTTTGTACCATAATTCCCAAGGGCTTGTGGCACACCCTCTGTGGTCTATATAGGGATAATATACATGATGTATTTCTTCATATACATTATTTCGATATTTCACTTCCCATCTCATACTCTATTTATGCCCCATACACTTTATATTATTTTATTACTCCTTTGTAAAAATCAGGTATTCTATTAACAACCCACTATGACTGACCTTCATGCTCACGTGGGGTTATCCACACAGGAGCTTTTGAGTATTTGTCTCGGCAATACACTATTCCGTGCAAGTCTGAAAATGGGGTGCTAAAATCTGTTTCAGGATCGTCTAATGTGGTGTAAGTTTTACAAAATTCGCTATGTTTTGCATCATATATTCTGGTAGTAGCTCTGCATAGTTGTAGAGATCCACTTTCAGTATTTCTAAACTCCTTAATAATATTCAAAAGAGTTTTCTTTGCATTGTTATTCATGTCTTTTCTTTTTAAGTTAAACCCTTACTCATCAGGGTTTAGATTAAAACAAAAAATGAAGCATACCGCTAAGCAAAATCAAAAAGTTCGAGCAATAAAATGTGCTTTCATCATATTGTTCTTTAGTTTTTAGATAAATATGTAAGTGATTGCCCATTTTGATTTTACTTGTTACCGAAGTCTGCTGGAATTTCTCCCCAGTTTTTATTATCCCAATGGATTACTTCAATTTCGTCCACCCACAAATGAGCTGCTTTGAGATAGATAAGTGCTTTGTCGACATCACGCTCACGTTTCTTTGACTGAGCGGTCTTATTCTTGAACCAATTGATAGCCACTTGGCTATCAGAGTATATTCTTTTCGGCTCGTAGTGGTTTAGGATAATATACTTGCAAGCTTCGACTATTGCTAAAAATTCACCGATATTAATTGTTTTGTTACCAAGGTCTTGGTAAAAGATTATTTCGCCAGTTGCTAAGTCCACTCCACGGAACTCAGTTTTCTTTTGTTTCATGGAGTGGGCTGCGTCAACTGCGATACCTGCTGAGAGGTCAACCATTGTTATTTGGTATTAAACAATGAAGACTGCTTGAAGGTGAGAATCTTCTTTGCAGGCACATCTACAACCTCACCAGTCTGGATGTTGCGTGCCTTGCGTGCCTTGCGAGTCTTTGCGATAAAGTTACCGAAGCCGCGAAGTTCTACACGCTCGTCGTCCTCAAAAGCTTCAGCCATTACCTCAATGAAGCCATCAAGTACTGCGTTAACGTCCTTCAACTTCATGTCTGTTTTCTCTGCGATTTTTGAAACAAATTCTTTTCTTTGCATAATTGTTTTGATTTAAGTGATTAAAAAATATATTAATTGTTGTCTTCCATATAGGAAATGAGTTGCTGAAATATCTCACTTTTCTCTTGCTGTAATTGCTTAAAGTCTTGAGTGTAGTCCACCAAATCCTTTTGCTGAAGTGAGTACATGCTCTTTGTGATAAAGGTGTTGGCTTGAGCATTATCGCCATCCCATTGTATCAGCGCTACTCCATCATTTACAGGTGCAAATATATGTTCCTTGTCACCGAATTTTGATTTTGTATTAACCCAAATGAGAGTTGGGTTGCGCTGAATGTAAATAGGGATAACATCTTCAACCCTTTTAACCTTCTCCAGTAAGTTCCTTGTCTGCCAGTCACATTCTTTCAGCAGTCTTTCTTTATACCGCATGAAAAAGTGAGCTTGAAAAACAATAGCACATTGAATTTCTGCGAAGAAGGTTATAGCGCAAGTGCCCTTGAATGTTTGCATAAGGGCAAAAGTATATGTGTGCCATTTCCAACGTGCCACCTTGTTAGTACTATCACTTTGTTTTATGTACTGAAAGACATTTATGTAATTGTTGTTCCTGGAGGTCTTTAGCGGACGAACAAAGCTAATCTCGTTTTTCTTACGCCCTTTATAAAGCAATGTCTCCACATAATCAGAGCTGTTTACCTTCTGAATGCTTTTATCAATCTCAGGGAAGTCAGCTTGATATTCCTTCACCATTTCTCGGCTCGTCATATTCTGTATGAACATAGCAATTATTTATTTTTGTCTTTTGTAGATGCTGAGGAGTAAGCAAGCGCAATCACAAAACTCTTCGGCTACAGACTCTTTATACTTCAGGTCTATTCGACTCTTCAGTAACTTGACGATAGCCTGTATATCATTTTGCTTAGGATTCTTGCTTGTCGGGTCGTACACTATTGTGGCATGTCCGAACCTTACTGTAATGCGATACGTATCATCATCCACCTCAGTTTCAATATGCGCCTCAAATTGCATCAGCTTGACATTTAAGGCTATGAAACCATTGTTAGAAGCCATAGGGATGAGAGTCGCCTGATAGAGAGCATTAGGAATAACATCCTTTTCTTCATGCTTGTCTACGAATACAATTTTCTTTTTTGTTTCGTTTTCTCTACAGCCCCTCCATGATCCTTTTGCATTTTTAGTTACGAAACCATACAATGCTCCTCTTTCATTTTTCTGAAATTTAATGTTAGTTTTAATTCTTTGTGGTTGTTGTGTCATTTCTACAATCCATTTTATCACCTTGCATGGGAAACAAAACTCCCACACTATCAATAACTAATAGTGTGGGAGCCAAGAATGGAATAGTAAAAATCTGTAAAAACAATCTAACAAATATTAAAAGTCAAGAGAGTCTGAATAACAGTTAGAGCATAATCCACCTCTATTTCTGGCTCCCTGGGCAGTAATTCTAATTCCACATTTAGAACAAAAATGTATGGACTCATCCTTGCCGTGTAGTATTTGTGCAACTGCTTTAGCGCCAATACCATACTCTCTCGCCAACGCCTTAACCACTTCTGGATAATTGTACTTTTTGTCGTTTTTCTCCAAGTAGTGTAAGCCATTAGTGAGTTTTTCAAAGTCCGCCCTCATCAGTAAACTTCTGATATAAGCTACGTTTAACAACTTTAAACTATTGTAGTGCTGAAGTTGTTCTAATGGTAGCTCCAATAAGGAACTTGCTTTCTGAAGGTCTTTTGGTCTTAATGTGTATTGAACAGAGCTCGTGTCCATCAGCCAGCCTTTTTAGCCTTCTTGTCTTTAACTGTGATATTCAGGATAATATCCATGTCATCACTAACATTAACACGATTGTAGTAGTCCTCCAAGAGCGCAATGGTAATTTCATTGCTATCTTCTTGCGAAAGATTTTCCCAGTCCATTTCAAACTCGTTTGCAATGTCCTGAGCTGTCTTGTAAAACTCGCTGTCTTTGTCCAATGCTGTTACATTGTCAATAGGATTTTTGCCGAAGAAAGTTCTACAGAGTGAAATGAAATTTTGATAACCACCCATAGCTTTCTTCATAGCCTCTTCTTTTTTTGTTGCCATAACAAATAATGATATTATGACACTGCTTTCATCAATTTATAGGGATAAAGTCCAACTTGCAATGTAGAACTTCACACATAGCTAACATGGTAACAATACTGAGAGAGCCTGTTGCTCCTTTCTTTGCTGTATAGTGTATGCCAGTTTTGCGATACATAAGACTATCATCTATCTGCCATCTTTCCATCTGCATTTGAAGAACTTCGTGTATCTCTTGCATATTGTCAACAGGATAGCTTTCATCTGTAGCCATATCTGTTAGTACTAATTGCTGAGAAATAGCCTCGCAATAGATTAACAAATTGGAAACAGGGTATGAAGAACGCCCCTCCTCAATAGACTTAATTGCATATTTTGTAAGTCCACCAATAGGTTTACCATTCCTCATGCGTGATAGCTCTATTCCAAGTTTTTCTTTATTCATCTGCGTTCAATAGCCTCTGTGCAGTTCAATATAACCGAAGCTACTTCAGCCTGACAATCGGAATAGCCATTGCCATTTGGATTATCAAAAGCCTCTACAACCAAGCCTAAGTCAGCTTGCGCATCCCATAAGTTACTGAGATTGTCAGAGAAGGCGTCCGCTTTTGCTGACAGCATTAAGTTTTCTGGCAGGCTATCGTATGCCATCTGCTCCTCATCAGTAACCTCTTCAAGAGTTTTTTCAGCTTCTTGTAACAAACTGCATATTTCAGCGTTTGGTTTCATGTTCTTCAACCCGGTCATAATCTTGATGACCTTACTCAATTCTTTTCTTCGTGATTTGTTCATTTTTATTTAGTTATTAATGAAAACAACCACGAATTGATTGCAAAGATAGTATATTATCTTCATAAATCAAAATTCGTGGTTGAGATTTAAGTGTTTTTGGTTATTCCTCTATGGTTATTACCGCTACACCGTTGAGCTTTCTGATGAGTAGATTTATGTCTTTTTCACGTTCTTCGACTACCACATCAACTTCCCACTCGTTACTGTAATCTTCAGGATTGCACCCTTTGAATACAAGCTCACCATCAGCTTTTTCGTTCAATATCAAATCTGCATCCAGATCTATAGAGCAGTACTTGTTGCCGAAATTGCAATACATGATGATTTTACGCTTCATAATCTCTGGCATATCAATCCACGCCAATGTACGCTCTTTCAATGCTTTCTTGACATTAATCGTGCCAGTGTAGGTCACTCTTTCTATTCCAGGCTCAATGTCAATATCGCCATTGTCCTCTGAAGAAATGTCGATAGAATAGGTTATTTTCTTAATCATAATCAATTTGTTATTAAATGTAACCGTGTTTTATCATTATAGTTTTTAATTCAGCTGCTAATTCCAAAGCCATAGGATGAGGATGATTGGTTGGGGTATCTTCTGCCCGAAGCTCAAAGAAGTGTTTCCAGTCCTCTACAAACGCCGTATGAATGAGCTGGGTATTAGTTGCCAGTGGTAAGACTTCACGTGCCTCCTGAGGCTTGCAACCAAGCTCAATGAGACGCTGATAGCAGCCATTTGCAACCTCCAAGGCAAACAACCAATAGTCTAGCTTTTCCCAGTTTGAATCTTGACCTAATGTGAACTCACGGATTTTATCCATGAGACTTTCGTTTTTAAGCTTCATATTTATAATACCAGCTCTATCTCTTAACCAAGTAGGCTCAATTACAGTCAATGCTCCATCAAACTTATTCTTAGTATAGTTGCAATATCTCGTACTGCTTTCCGCTACGGAATTAACACGATGGCGATTGAACTCGCGACTGATGCCAATATTTGTGTCAAACATAACGGTTATGCGACGCTCATGGTATTTAGTAGGTGCAGTCCAATACTGAAGTAGGTCAAGCCAGTCATTCTCTACCAGTACACGATAATTGGTTGTAATAAAGTCAAACCCATTATGACCATCAATGTATTGCCTTGCAGCCTTTGTATATTTGTTATATACTATCTTATGAGGTTCATCTGAAGCGTTCTGAACAGGCATAGCGAGATATACCGTGCCATGTTCAAGCATAGCATAATGCCCTGATGAGATCATTGCTTCTGTGAACTTCTTTGCAGAATCTCCACCCTTAGGAGTGGAGCGATAACAATTTCTACCGCAAACCTCTATTTGCTCATACACGCCATCAATGCCACAAGGCTGCTCGATAAGAGCAACCCCAGGCGTTTCTTTTACTTTAATATTCATTTATTTATCTTTGTTTGTTAGCTAAAACTTTGCATAAAGAAATAATGTGTGTCAAAAAGACTATCCAATAGACTGCCCAGACACTCCCAGACAACCATTATCATCAGGTAGCCGATTGGAAACAACATGCAGATAAGTAAAATGAATACAAGTATATATAAAATTCTTGCCATATTTGTTTTGCTTTTTAGGTTAATGATACAAAATTAATGATTTTATATTAAATAATGCTCTCTCCCGCCAATATTTTTCTTACGCACTCACCGACTGAGTAAGATTCAAATAGAAGTAACATATCAAGACTCTCTGTTTCCCATTCGCGAAAAAGCTTCATGTTTCTTCGCTTGCCCTTGAAAGAACACGTGAACTCAAAGAACTGGTCGCGCTTAGAAAAACACACCTCAGCCTCTTCCCCGTTAGGGCAGTGAATAATTACTGGCTGAGTTTTTAGAAATCGTTCAACATCGAAGGGGATAATGTATTGTGGAAGTTCCAACATTTCAAGTAGTCGCTCCCCCTCAGCATGCTTCCCCCACCATCCTTTAGCAAATTGCTGTACATTAATGCCGTTTATTACACTATTCATTTTTTATTGCTTTAAACATTATGACATCACAACAAAGCAATGCCAGAGTTAATACGCCAATCGCGATATTCATTATGTCCATCCCATTATCTTTGCTATTCGTTCACATTCACTGAAAGGAATTGCATGGCAGCCTGCAAACAAGATGTGGTTTTTATATTCGTCAAACTTCCACTTACTTTCATTCATATCAATTACCAATACACGCTGAAACTTGCTGCCTTGCTCTAAATGCTTGATAATGCCCCAAAGTCGCTTTCCTTCAGCAAAAGACAACTTAATACCTTTGCTTGTCTCTATACAGCCATCAGCTATGCGAAGTGCAGTGTTCCAACCTTTTATAATACAAAACCATTCTGTAACATACCAGTTGCGAAGAGTGCCATTATGCCATTCCGCTAAATATTCTTCAGATTTAGCAACTTCTTCCCTTTTTTGTTTGCTCTCTTTACGTTTAGCTCTTGCTTCAGCCTTTTTAATACTTGCGCATATCTTATCAGCACTTTCTTTACTCAAGGAGTGTCTTAATAGAGTTTCCAAGGAACGTGAATTAAGAGGCGCACCATCAAATACCCCTAACCCTTCGAGTTCGTCATAAATACAAAGGCAGTTAGCTGCATATACAAAATCCTTAGTGTATTCGCTGATTTTATCAAAGTTGGAGTCTTGCCAGAACTGCTGCACAGAAGGTTTGCGCTTCCCGTCCCACCTGCTTGGTTTATCAAGGTGCCAGAACCCAACCCAACCAATTAACTCAAAAATATTCTCGGTAATTTGCCATCCGTAATTACTTGTCCTTGCTCTCTCTTGTTTTCCCTGCAAATCCCATATCTCGCTTAATTTATCTACGACAAAGGACATTGCATCATCATAATTGTGAGCTACATTATTTATTATTGACGGACACCTGCATCCACTGACATGGAAAACAAGTGCATCGCATGGTATGCTTCCACTCACGATATTCTGATGTTTTGAGGTTGAATTGCTGTACCTGTCAGAGTTAACTACGTATGCCTTCTTGCCTTTATAGGTTATCACTTTAGCCATGGGAAAGTGATCTCCGTAAGAGTATATTGTGTCTCCATGAAAATACATGTTGCCAGACCTCGCATATTTTTTTAATTGGTGTGCCCAATAGTGAGCTACCTCATATTTGCTGATATACATATTAATACGTTTTTAATAAATAGAATGTGAATATTAAAAGGGTGGTGGACTAAGTCCACTTTAACCCTTATTTAACAATTAAGGGGCTGTCCCAAATTTATTGGAACAACCCCTTATAGGTTATAACGCAAGCCATCTGTATGGATAAACCATTTCTTCAGGTTGCCATCAGGTTTGAGAACTCTACTTATATCAACTGACAGATAGTGTATCGCACCTTCGCCAAATTTTATTTCTGATGGAGTCGGGTGGCGCCAGTACTCCACGGTTCGCTCATTTATCCCCATAGCTTTTTAATTATGAGGAATAGACACATCAGAAACTGTATCCGTTTCAGGTATATACTCAATGATATATTCAAGAGAGTCGGTTGTAATATCTTCCAAATCAATATTAACCTCGTCCATATAGTCCCTGGTGTAAGCAACAAATTCCAGATGTCCCTCTCGATAAGTCGCCTTAGCTATATACACCGCAGTAACATCCTGCCAACACCTTGGAACGACATCAACGATAGGACATTCATCTGTATCAACGTCTATCTCCTCTTCTTCGTTTTCTTCACCCCAAGTGTATGAACCGCCATGGGCTTCAAGTGCTGCAATAAGTTCTTTATAAATACGATGGCGCATTTCTTGACGCTCTTTGTAAAAATCTGAATGTTTCATAGTTTTATTGTTTAAGTGATTAAAAATGGGTTTCCCAAAGTGTACGGGCTATTCGATATGCCAATTCCTCATAGCAGAACCAGCAAAGCCATGTGTAATAAGGAAGTCCCTTATCTCTTTTTATAGTTCCGACCTCCTCTTCAAAATCTTCAAGAAAAGTCTCCATGTCGTCTATATGGTTGATATAAAACTTCTTACAAGAATCGTGATATATAAACATGCCAATCATACCAGACTTACAGCCGCCATATTGAAGGTCTTCAAAGAAATCAATTGGGCTACTGTAGTTCGTGCAGTTTTCAGTCATATCCTCAATAAGTTCCTTGGCAAAGTCGTATTGCTTGATTTGCTCTTTTGCAACTTCCTGAAACATAGAGGTGAGAAAGCCCAATGTGTCTGGTAAGTCATCAACAAAATCAACCTTTGCGCTGTAACCAAATAGCGCCTCGTATATTTCAGAACCACTTGGTAACGACATAAGATAATCGAATGGTGTTTCATTTTTATCTAAGAATGTATTATCATATCCCATTTTTGAGAAAAGTTCTTCACACCACTCATTATCACTCTCATGCTGCTCCACAAATTCATGGAACCAGTCTAATACATATTTGTTAAAACTCATAATGTACCCTCCGTTAATTACATTAAATCATCATGCAAATTGTTTGGGCAACGTTCATCGAACCAATGCCACACATCAAACCTATAAGTGCCCTCAGGAAAACCCAAGAACGACTCTTCAATTTCATCATCATTGTTGATAGGAACGCTGGCGAAGTCCTCCCATAGTTCTTTTAGAGTCTTTAATTTTGTGTGCTCTTCGCAATTATAACACCAGCAATCCTCTTCTTCCAAAGGAGTGCTGCACTCGCCACCAATCCTATCTGTGTTAGGGTTAACCCACATCTTTACCTCCACATCATTGCTACCACATTCTGAGCAATATAAAGTATTCAAATCTGCCATATCTTAAATTCTTTGTCCGTCTTTATAGTTCTCTATCACCCATTCAAGTAAGGCTCTGCGATTACTTGAACTTAACTCAGCATAGAATCTGATGAAGTAAGAGTGAGAATCGCCATGCTTAGTGGATTCAAACCACTTGTCTGCAATATGACTGATGTCGCAATTCCATTTTGCGTGAACAAGTGCTCGCGGTAGCCAAACGGTACGTACACCAGTTGCTGTAGTGATAGACACCTGCTCTTGGTCATAGTTCCAAGAGTAAAAGATGAAGCAATTGATACCTTGTACCATCGCTTCTTTTTCAAGTTTATTCATTTCCATAGCTTTTATTCTTCACATAAATGTAAGTTTTCTGTTACGATTGGTATTGCATTAAGCGTGGGGTTCATGTGTTCGTCAATAAGCCCACGCTTTTCCAGTATGTCAAGAATCTTTGCTCTATCCTTACTGGAGAAACGCCTTGCACAACGTCCCATATATCCAAGGCACTTGATGTTTACAAGTACTTTGAGTATGGTAGCTTCTGATATGCTTGTTTGCTTATTCATCTTCATCGTTAGCAAATTCTTCAATACCATCACTATCGCCATCCCAGTCGTTCCAATCCTCTTCGTCAGAGTAGCCAAAGTTCTCAACTTTGTCAATCTCTTCAATGTCACACATAGAGAATTGTTCTTTGAAGTCCTGAGCAGCTTCTTCTCCTTCACAGCGCATAATCATCGTGTTTTGACGTGATTTACTGTAGACCGTAAAGTAGTGAATGTCGTTGAAATTCTCAAAGTCAAAATCTCCAACGTCTTGAACTTCGCCAGACCAGCATTCGGTCTCGTCAACTTGCTCATACTCAATACCGCTACACTCAACAGTGTTGGCTTCTTCTTGATTTTCTGCCTTAACGTATCTTATCAGACCGCAAGGGGAGGTGAGCTGATAGAACTTGGGGTATACGCCAGCAGTTTGCAATACCCAATCTGAGTCAAACCAAAACAGATCGTTGATTTCAGTGTCGGTCATACCTTCAGGATGTAAATCATCTAAGGCTTCCTCCAAGATTGCGAATTGTTCGCCATTAAGCTCTGCTGCCGTACTTTGAGCACCGCTCCAAAACTCGAAATTCTCTAAACTAATTTCTGAAATAACCTTCATAGTTATTCATTTTTAATGATTGATAAAAATATGCACTCACAGGATATGTTGCTTCACTGTATTTCCTTGATATAAACAGTCAAGAGAATCCTGAGTTTCCCTGGATATAATCCAGTGGATAACTCGGAGTATTCAAACTGTTTGTCTAAATTATCCTTCTTGTGCATGTTTAGGCTTGCAATAGCCAAAAAGTTCGTCTCGTGCTGATGGTTGCATCTCTTTATTCATCTGATATTAGACATCCTTGAGGGATTACACCATCTCCCCCAAGTGGTAACTTGGATTGAGCTATGCTCAAGGTGTATCCCGCTTTAGGATGTTTAATTGAACTTTCTGCCCTTGGCGATACACGCTGCAATACGTTTGGTTTATCTCACATGTGTTGTTGCATAGATATATATATTCGATTTAGCCTGCTAAATCATATACGACGGGCTGGAGTTATAGCCCGTCGTAGTTGATTGTACAGCAGGATAATATAACTTCACACCCTTGATAAGCCATGATGCAATTCATTTTTAGACACACTCAAAAACATGTTGCCTTGCTTTAGAATACTGATTGTAGCCCAGTATGAATCACGCGGGTTAATGGATAATTATCGGTTTACCCGCGTAATACGTTACTGGGCATGAAAGCTTGTTTTCTTGCATATCTATTCGGCAATAAATAATCTTCTTCATAGAGTATGGCACTTTACTATAATTGTTTGATTTGCGATGACTTAGTACGCCGCCTGAAAGGCGTAATCAGGCATGAAAGCGGCGTAGTTGTGAGTCATAGCTATAAATAAACTCTTCTCAGAAGATAACCTTTGTGCTTAGGTGGTTTCTTGACCAATGGCATTGACACAATGCTGTAGATTTGTGATTTGACACAGGGATTCACCAGAAATCAATTCCCTGGACTATGGAAGGAAGATTATTCCTTCAATTGTCCTGGGGATTATCTCTGGTTTAAGCCTGTTTCATAAATTGATGCCATTCCTTCAAGAAATGATGGTGTGCGCCATCAAAGAAAGTCATACGGACTGGCACAACGCTTTATTGTTTCGATTTAATTGTCTGAAATGCCATCTTGAAAGGTTCCAAGACTCAAGTTATAACTTGGTCTTGCGGCCCTTTCAAGTTGGTGTTTTCGAGACGTTTATAAATCATCCGTCCTTCTTTCTTGCCTGTGTGCTCAGATTTTTTACTAAAGATTCATTACCAATGTTGTGTAGGCAGCCTTGCTTGTACGCATAGCATTCTGAGCACAACCTATTGATAAGTAACCTTTAATTTCGCTCTCTGTCTTAGTTCTGTTAGCTTTCACATTTCTACCACGACCACGGTCTATACAACCAATAGCCTGTGTCTTGACGTAGCCAAGTCCGCCAATTTTCTTCTTTCCTGTCTTGACCGCACGTATGCAGTCCATTGCAAAGGCGTTAAGCTTATCAATGTCCTCCTTTACGTTGATAATCGGCAAGACTTGCGTAGCCCATGAGAACTCACCGCACCCTTTGTAGAGATAGCGATTTACTGAGTTGATTGCTTTTGTCATAGTGTTATCACGTTTTCTAATTGTTCTCTTTTCAATCTCCTTCTGAAAGGTCTTGATACGAGTAGAAGATAGTGAAATGTTTCGTCCTTTAATGGAGTAGCCTAAGAACTTAAACCAGTGATTAGCATCCAAATACTCAACTTTCTTTGGATTGAGAGTCAAGTGCATCTTAGCAAGTTCACTCTCTGTAATCTCCATTGCCTTCTCGTAATCTTCTCCGATATATAGAGAGTCGTCTGAGTAACGATTGTAGAAGCCATTAAGCTGGGATAGCATCTCATCTAAGTGGTAGAGAATGACGTCCGCAAGCCATGATGCAACACTACAGCCCTGCTTGAGTGACTGGTATGCTTGACGTAGAACTCCCTCTGTATCGAAGAACCAATCAGAATGGTAGTAATCACGTATTACATCAATCAGTTTCGATTTTCCCAACTTCTCTTCAACCTTATCAAATGCACCATCAATATATTTTATTGGAACATTATCAAAGTACTTCGAGAGGTCAGACTTCCATCCAAGAATGCCTTCACCGCCATTGCCTATCATTTGAGCTGCGTTTTGTACAATACGACCACACCCCAATCCCTTTTGGTAGGACTTGCAATTTGGATGTACCATTTCAGGTGCAAGCTCAAACAGCAAGTCATTAGCTATACTCAAAAGGATTCTGTCTACAGGTTCATTTATATAGACAGTACGAAAGTCGCCGTTGTCTTTTGGAATCTTCGCTGTATGAGGAGGCATGATTTTATATTTGCCATCCTTGATGCGCTGATACATACTTGCTCTTGCTTGTGGTGAAGTGAGCTTGTATAATGTTGCCTTGTCGATGTCCTTACCAAAGCCCTTATTGATTGCATACTGCCATCTTTCAGGCTCGAAAAACATTTCTAAAATCTTATCTTCTTGCATAATTGTATTGTTTTTGATACAGTTGTGAGCTTGGTGTCTCACTATATCCTACCGATTAAGAGAGGGTAAATGAAGGTGATCGTAGACCTTGGTACAACCAGGTTGGCGATCACCTCTCATGTAAGCCTCTGATTAAATTAGCTCACCCACTGTATCGAGTTTGACTTTATTTATGAATTAGCGGCGCTTGTGCCACTCATCAATCTTACCTTGAATTGAAATGCCTGAGTTGACGATGAGTTCCTTCATAACACCCATCATACGCCACCCATCTTTAGCATACTCTTCAGCCTTCTGCTCAACATATTCCAATGACTTCTTCTCATTCATCTTATTGAAACGTGCTCCGTGGAACATAATGAGATTGCGCATAGTAAAGTAAGCTCCAGAACCTTTATAAGCATAGATGAAGGCGTATGATTGCTTGGTGTCACTCGACAAGCGCTTGCGCATTCTGTTAAACGAGTATACAATACGATACATCTCGTCTACACTGTCAGAGTTTAGCATTTTACAACGTAGCTTGCGAAGTGGAGCGAACACCTTGTTTGGAATGTCTGAAACAAAGATATTCTTGCCTGCCAAGCGAATATAAGGAATGCCCTTGCACTTGTGACGAAATGTCTTCTGGTCGCCCTTCTTTTTCTTATCGCTATACATCAAGTGTTTTTCGATGAGAGTGTTAAGAGCATTGATATAGTCCATCATCATCTCAGCAATCACCCTCTTATTAAACCAACGAGAACGCTGAAAAAGACATTCGGCATCGCCATGCTTCTCCATCTTAGATTGAGCGTGAAGCTCATTCTCTACCATGCGCCAAGAATACTCATAGCCATGCTGCTGAAGCAATCCATTAAAGGTTTCGCCACTTTGTTCCATTTTACGAAGCATGTGGAACATTTGAGCCATCACCATACGGCGGAATAGCTTGTAGTGGTTAAGATAACCGCTCTGGCAGATTGCGTTAAAAATAGGGTCATCATCAGCAACCTGCATAGGTACGCCTTCAACGACCTTTATAACCATCTCATCACCCATGGCGAAGTAATTAGACGTGTCAACGCCCGCCGCTTTAAGGGCTTCAAGACGAGCCTTAGCATTTTTCTTGCTTGAAGCTGCCTTGACAGTTTTCTTAGTACTGGCCATTTCTGACAATGTGAACTCACCCGAAATCATTACGTTTCTTTTCATAATTAATTTGTTTATAATGTGATTGATATAATATTTTATTCTTGTGTAGGTTGTGGCTCGACCCATTCTCTGAGAATAACCAAATCTTTATCCTTTGCTGATTGCCAGAACCACGTGCCCCATTCGTCTTGCCACTTTAGGGCTTCGCAAATCAAAGCGCACAACACAAACAATTCCAGTATGCACCGTGCCACTTCTCGTCTTTTCCCATACATCATGTCGCTATCTGATAGCTTTTCTTCAGGCAATGCTTTAAAGTAATAGTGTCGCCTGCTTTCAGAACGTTCTGACGGTACGGAATGTTTGTAATCATCATAGCGTAGCTCTATCTCAGCAATAACGTTACAGCCTGAGGTAAAGTCTTTTGCATCGTCTACTTCTATCAGCTTGCCATCTATTCGGCAAGTCCTCTTTTGAAAGTTAATGGTGAACCTCGCACCATCTGCAACTGTTTGTACAATTTCATTGAATTTCATATTCGTGCTTTTTAATTATAACTTGACGACTTCACAAGGAGGCAAATTCTGCTTCGCCATAATCGTTATAGCAGCAAATCATTTCCTCGTTGTGTATGCCGTAAATAGTGTAATAGACCTCTTCAGCCAATTCTGTATCGTACCAAGCAATGCGGTCGCCAATGAATAACTGAGTGCCGTTTTTATCAAAAACCTCTGCCATGATTTGCATTATTTAGGTTTTTCGTAATTGCACAAGACTTTGTAGCCATTCTTCACGAGGATATTAAGCAAAGTCTGCGCACTCTTGTAGAAGAGATTTAACTCGATGCTTATAACTTCATCAGAGAATAACCGTTTTTCGTTTTTGGTGATATTCTCACAATGTTTCTTGTCTGCGAAGAAATTATACAGTGTGTATCTGTCTTCATCATTCTGCTTGTATTCGCAAACAAAGATAGCGAGAGCATTTCCTGCGTAGATATTAATATCAAAGTTCTTTTCTTTCTGCTTGATGGTCATCTTTCCCATCTTGTCTTTCCAATTCCATTGTAGTGCCATAATTCAACTATTTATTGATTATTAATGTTTACGATAGCTGCGAATGAGCCTAAGGCGTGTCGCCATTTGCCACGACTAAATTGCCAGCCATTTTCACGTAAATACTTCCGGCAGGCATAGCGTGACATTGGTGTTGATTTATCCAGTGCTGCGTTTACGCCCTTGTACTCAAAAGTGTAAAAAATGATTCTATACTTCATAGTCTTTTGGCTTAAAACTGATGTTATTCCCTGCCATATAGTACGTATTACTTGCGCTAATGTCAAGTCCGTCCTCGCCATAGATGTATTCTTCAATATCTTCTTCTTCCCAAGAGTCTGGGCAGTTTTTAACCAACGTTATTTCTGCCGTTGAATAGTCTAAAATTGCTATATCCATAATTTTTAAATTTTACATGCAAAAAACATAACCTCTCCAAAAAACAAAATCTTCGAGAAATAAGTCATCAGCAAATGACTCATAATCGAAATAGGGGGCAAGATTACCCATCATTTTCTCCAAATCATAGAGCTCATTAAGGTAGTGTACAGCGAAATCATATTCCGTGTTATATTTACCTTCAAAACTTTCTTCAAAATCTGAAATGCTATTATTGCCTGTGGCTTCAATGTAAGCCTCAAATGCTTCTTGCATCTCGTTACTCATGTTGTCGTAAGCCACGATTTTGTTAAAAGTTTCCTCATCTATACAGCTTTCTGAGTACAATTCTCTTGGAAAATCACGATAATCTGGAAACATAAGCTCTGGATCATCCTCGTCTGCGTGTAATTGTATGCAAAAATCCATGAACTCATCATAAGAGTTGAACATGCTCAGTGTGACCCAAGCTCCTTCGAGCATATAACTGTTGTATTTTCTGTATGTGCTACAGTAAACAGATGCACCATCGCTGTTATAGTCTTCGATGTTATCTATGCTCTTTTTCTTTAAGCTCTTGCGAGTTGTTTTGTTCTTCTGCATAAGCGTTCTTTTTAATCATTATCTTTAACCTCTCCACAACTCAATCCCAAGGTTTTCTGCCAATACATATGCTGGGTAAGCTTGACCATCTATCATGGTTGGGTCTATGTACACAAACATATCTTCTTTCTCATCCTCGTTTAAGCCAAGCTCTTGAACTTCTTCTTGTGTGTAAAAAAGCGTGTTCATATCGTGAGCTTCAATGTATGCAAGCGTATATTCAAGTGCTTCGTCCTCATCAAAAGCATAAGCGTGAAATACTTGTGTAGTGTATCCCTTACCACACCATATGTGAACCTCATAAATGTGGGTGCCACAATCAATGCCGTTAATAGTTTCCATAATTCTTGTTTTATTATACTTCAATCACACCATCCGTTTCTTCCCAAGCTGCTTGGTCTTCTGCTTCGTACTCAGTGTTGCACCAATCATCTTGGTCAATAACAAACTTGCCAATCTGAAATGCTTCCTCAACCTTTGCTTTAGCTTCTTTAAGTGAGGTGGCTTTTGTCTTCACAACCCTGTTAAGCGTGACGGTTACTGATATATAAAAATCTTTTTCTTTATTCATATCGCCACTTGTTTTGTGTAAATATTAAATTAAGAACACAATGCCCGAATTTCATTCTCTGTAGCCCTACGATAAAGCATATAGACACCGCCAATAGTGCTGTTGTAGATGAGTGTGTAGCCATCAGAATGATGCACATTATCTGTTCCATTGTTAACCCAGCGTGGTTCTTCTGTGCAAATGTCGTCATCACTGTATTCATAGCCATCCCATTGTTTGAGATAGTCAATCACAGCTTTGCCATTTCGGTCGCTATATATCGTGCCATAGCCCTTACCATCATAAAGACGGTCGCACTCATCTAAGAGTTCACCGCCTTGAACGTCTATGATAATTCTCCAATATTGTTTCATAGCTAAAATTGTTGATTATTTACTATTTGGACGCTATTGTAAAATCAATTTTACTGGAAGCGTATTCGGGGTGTTTTTCTGTGTGTCCTAAGCCATGCCAGTAACGCCATGCCGCTGTGAGCATAGCATGAACACTCTCAGTTCCCTTTTTACCAAGTGTGTGTGGCGGGTTGTCTTTCTTCTTGTCACCAAACCAAATAAACTCAGCCATTATAATGCCATGAACATTGGCAATGGCATATATATCATAGCTACCACATCCATCGCAAGGCTCGCCAAACACAAACTTCTCATTCTCAGGAAGTACATCCTTGAACCATTCGCAAAGCTTATTGCATATTTCATAACGATAAGACAACAGGTTCATCGGACTACTTTCGCACACCCTGTTGAAATGCGCTCGTTGTTCTTTTGTCAACATAATTATTTCAGTTTTAATATTATTACTCTCGCCACCACTCAGCAATATCTGAGCGTTTTAAATTATGGTGACTTACAAACTCTTTTACGGTTTTCGCATAAGCATTACCGCCATACGTATCACCTTTTAAGCGTACCCACAAATCTTCCCTTGCCATAGTCGCATCTAATCAAGCCAAGTTTTGCCACAATGTGGACAATAATGCCCACAAGGGATGCTTGTGCGATAATAAACATCACGGTGTCGCTCGATGTTGTTGTCAAGTGGCGAACATTTGCCCTCGTCAAACAATTTCTGAAATTTTTGCTCTTGAGCAATAGCCTTACTTTTCTTAACACTACCACGCTTTGTATTGTCAAAGCTTAATTGTGGAGCACAACAATCACGCAACCAGTCGTCACATAAGCCACAAGCATACTCGATATTATACTTTTCAGCAGCTTCCGAAATCTGTAGGTTTTCGCGAATGAATGGAAACTTTCTGTCAATATCAATCTTGATATAATCGCCATCTCCATTACAATTATCCCACACTGCGATTGCAAATGTGCCATTGAACTGAATCGTTTTCCAGTCATTCTTAAATTTTGCTCCTGCCCACTGATTGCCCGAAATCATCTCTCGTATATCTGCTTCAAAGTAGATACGAAGTTCTCCGCCATAAGAGGAGTTCTCACACAATTCAAATATTGCATCAGCTTCAGGAGTTCCCTTTTTAATGCCCAAGGCTTGTCTGATACGATAGGCTGATTGAGCACAAGACTGATTGCGCCAAGGTGATGCCATAAAAGCTGTGTGGTAGCCGTGGTCAAGCTCTATGCCAAGTGAATAGAAAAACGTTTGACTTGAAGTGTTGTCAAGCAGCTCCTGCTCAGGATTTGACTTGTCGTGTTCCAACAACCACTCCCTAATATCGTCTTGATATTCTTCATACTTGCCTTCCAAGTCATCAGCTTCCATTTTCTCTCTAATCTCATTAAGGTAATATTCTTCTGGGTAGTCCCAAAAATCATACACTCGTTCACTAAGCGGTATTAGGCAATTTTGAGCCACACACTGCTGAAGTAAATCGCATTCTTTATTTAGATTGCTGTCGTAGTCAACATAATATAAATTTACGTAGTCTGGCATGTATTGTTGCCAAACAGGTTGATTTTGCTGTTCCATATTATTTGTGATTAAAATGTGCAAGGGTTATGAGTGTAACACGCTAACTCTATACTGTACAAGCCTTCAACGTAAGCTGCTTCAGTACATTTGAACATGGCTCGTTTAAGGCGACAAAGATAGTCAAGCTCACAATCTTCAACTTTTAACAACTCGCGCCCATAATGATTTTTTAGAATGTCAATTGCGTTTTGAAACCACTTCTCTGCAACTTTAAGGTCTGTAGTTACTTCTGTTGTTACTGGCAAATGGTAAAAAATACCATCTTTACCATTCTGCTGTAGATATACTATACAATAATACATAATCAAATTGTTTTTGTGATTAAATAGCTATCTGAAATGGTTGGTAAAAACTCATCGGTACTGGCAAGGTAGGCTGCACAATAGGTTTGTTTATGCGTCTGATAAACTCCTTCATGCAGTCTTTCAGAATATTCAGAATATCTTGGTGATAATCTGTGTAGCAGTTGTTTACACCGCGGCATTGAATGATTTCGCCTGTGCCAAGCAAATTCACCTCAGCCGTTTCGCATTTCTTGCCATCGCGCTCAATGCTTAGCAAAAGCGTGTTTGGCGTTCCGTAGTAAGACATTATGCAATGGTGCATGTGAGCAGCCTCCTTGCTGAAGTCGTCAGTTGTGATAAGTGGCTTAATGGTAAAATTACCTTGAGTCAACGTCATATCGCTAAAACAAGCTGCATATTTGGTGAGCCACCTTTGCTTCTCAGGTGCCCTTGATAATCTAAGCATGTTTTGCCTCTGACCATCACGAGCTGCGCGTTCATTTTCGCGATCGCGCTTAGCTCGCACTCTTTCAGATAATCGTTGATGAGCTTCTTGGAAGTTCTTTGGGAAAAGGATTGATGGATTATGAATGTCTTGTTGCATATACTGCAAGTCACTCAGATAATCTGTATAATCTTTCCACATGTCAGAGGTCTTGAATACCACGTGTTTGCGATTGGCTAACTTAATCAATGTTAGCTCGTTCTCATTCATTACAGGAGCGTAAGAAAAACCACGAGAGTAATTACACATACGTCTTAACCAGTCTGCGCAAACTCCATAATGTCCAATCTTATACCACGATTCAAAAGCCTTGTTACTCAAAAGATTGTGCATTAGTACTCCATCATCTCCCTCAAACACGCCGTTGCGTTTCCAACCATTTCGTTTAAGAATTGGCAGCACTTTCACGTAATATGTCGCGGTAGCTGTCAAGTATCTTGCGAATAAGCTATTACGTCTTAGCTCCATAGGATTGCCAAAACACCACGAATCTTTGCGATACGTCATGGTAAATCTTTCAAGTTCTACGCTGCGATATTTTCCGTCTTTGCGTATCCATTCGCTGCCCACGTGATTAAGCTTAATTTCATCTTCAGTTTTTGATACTGTACGTGTGGCTAAAAACCATTTAATCACTTGCATGTTTGATTGTGTTGTTACCACTGAAAAGTATGCAGTTCTCACACCTTTTCTGCTGTGGTGTACCACTTTTAGCGACTTACCGCAATGTGGGCAAGTCATTTCGTAGTCTTGGCAGTTATCAACATGCCAAGTGTGTTTGCATGCCGTACACAGGCAAGTGCCGCGACTCTCAAGTATATTCTCGCTAAAGCAATGCTTTTTAGCGTATGCCATTTGCTTAGGAGTGATATTGCCATGCTTATTAGTCCAGCGAACAATCTTCTCTTCTTCTTTTGTTCTTGGTTTCATGTAGCTGCCCTCCTAAAACAATGGAATGTCTAACTCATAGTCGCTATTTACATGGGCAAGCTTTACGCTCTTTTTGCCCTTAGCCTTTTTCTGAGCAGGTGTGAGGTCTTTTGCAGGTGTGTGAATAACCTTTGCTGTGATAGGTGCCGGGTCAACCTCAATGTTCTCCTCATCATAGTAGTGCATAGCGAGTCCATAAATCTCCTCATCTTTGCAAGCTATTTGACCGCCCTTGGCAGCCTTTTTAGCTTCGCCCATGAGATACTTGCAGCACTCTTTAATACTCTTTTTAGGGTTTGCATAAGATTTTGCAAACAACTCATCTTTTTTTGCTACGCTATCAAGATAGGTTTTGATAGCAACTTCAAATTCAGTAAAAGCCATAATGTTTTTGGGTTTTAATTATCAATAGTTGGATTAAAAGCGTATCGTTAAAGACCACACAGTCTTTAACTTTTGTTTAAGATTAAGGGCTGTACTCCTTTTGAAATACAGCCCTGTTTACGTTTTGCCAATGCAGCAAGCGTAATTAGTTCCTCAGCAAGTGAGCCTTTATCACCTTGCTGACTTTAAGGTGGGCATTCATCCAGTCCTTAATCGTATCTTCAATATCTTTAGCGGTCATCAGTTTCTCAGGCATTTTAAGAATTTCGACAGTTTTTGTGTTACCGCTATCAAATGTTAGAATTACTCGCATCATATCATATTGATTTAAGTGTGCATGTGCCATGAATTGTTATAGAACAAAATACCACCATTAAGGTTTGTCTTGCCATTGCGCTCCTGCCAAAAGCTGAAGCTATTCTCGTCATAGTCTGCGCCAATGACAATTTTCTCGTCAACGGCAGTTCTCATATACCCTTTAAAACGTTGAAAGATAGATAGTAACTCACTGCCTTGTGGTTCATGCAATTTCTTCCATGCCTTGCACCTTATTTGCGGTGAGCTGAAGTGAATTGGTATGTGAGCATGCCAACACTTTCCTTCACGTTCTCCAAACTCTTCGCCTATAATTTGCGTTAATCTTGCACTTATAGGCTGAAATACTTTGTCTATTTCACTCTTTGGGTGGCTGATTTCTTCAAACTCACCATCATGGTGGTGGAATGTGCGTCCAGGCAAAGACAAGAAGTAATCGCAATCCATTAAGGGATTGCGCATATGCAGAAAGCGAAACAACTCAACGTTTCTTGCATTAGCAATCATTTTCTCTTCGTCAACAATTAAAAGCTGTGTTCCATACTCGCGCGCACTCCAGAAAAACTCTGGCGTGTCAAAAGTCGCTGACAAACTATGTAGGTCGTATCTGTAAAAATCAGATTTGTTTTTCATAACCACCTCGTCAACAACGGCAATCATCTTTTTAAGCAATTTCTCTTCCATAGAGTAAATTAATTAAGTCCGTAAAAATATCTATACATCTCCTTGCCCAAAGTAAGGAATGTGTCACGTCGCTCAGATACGCTTGGTGTTGGGTTATATCTACCCCTACGTATCACAGTCTTCTTATGTGCAAGTATTTTGCGTATGCTACTCTTTGCATGCTGAGGTGTTTCAGACGTTGCAAGCGCTGCGATATATTGCTCGCCAAAGAAAGTTGTGTGTTTCACAATTGGCATATACCTGCCATCTATCAGCATTGATTTTATTCTCGTTCTCATATCAGTGTGTATTAAAAAGACTGACCGAACAATGCTCGACCAGTCTTTAATAGTTGTCAATTCCTCGATTAGTTAAACATTAGGCGATTTTTATTTTCAATGCCTTTGCAATCTCCTTGGCAGACTCGTTCTTGATGAACCAACCTTGGCGGTGTCCGTTCCAATGTGCGCCACCCATTGCCATGATAGCATCCTTAATGCTGCGTGTGTTACCTGTGAGGAACATACACTTCTCAGAATACTTCTCAAACTTTAAGCCCATAGCCTTGATTTGCGCCTTAGTGAGCGAGCTGAATGATACTTGCTCAACCGCCTCCTTAGCTTTCTTCTCGGCGGTCTTGGCGGTCTTCTCTGTTGCGCTCTTGGCTGTTGTCTTCTCAGCCTTGGCAGGAGTAGCTTTCTTTGCACCCTTAGCTGCTGCTTTGGCAGTCTTCTTGCCCTTTGCGCTTGCGTCTACTGCAATCTCAATAGGCTGTTTTTCATCGCTCTCATTGAGCAATTCTGCCATACGCTCTTGATAAGCTGCGTTTACTTGGTTGACTACACTCTGAGCTATTGCTTTAAGCTCATTTACGTTCTCAAACTTTGCGAATACATCCTTGATGTTGATAGTTACGTTCTTCATTGTTGTAATTTTTATTTGTTGAAAAATTGGGTTGTAAGAAAAAGGGCGGCTCGCTATCACTTAGCGAACCACCCAAACGGAATTATTAATGGTTATTTGATTTTATTGTTTAGTCTACAAGTCCACGCGGTTCGAGCACGCCAACCACGTAGTCAAGCCACGCATCGCCCTCGCCAATTGTATCGTAAAAATTATCTTCACGTTCACACTCACTTATCAGCTCGATATACCTTTCGACTGATGGGTTTTTGCGTATCGTGTGATACATTTGTGCACCCTTATCATCAAGCATACTATCTCTAACACATTCGTCAAGCAATCTTTCGCATATTGCGAGTTGATGCTCAACACTATCAGACATGATGGTTGCTGGCTCAGGGGTAGTATCGGGTGTGTTGCAGCTGCAAGCCAAAGACACACCAACCATGAGGGCGCAAGCGCCATACGCTACGATTACCACACACTGAAGTAGATATATAAGATTTTTCATTTTCATGTCCTCCTTATTTCTCGATTTCTGTGATTACCTTGCTCACGAAATACTTTGTCGTTGCATGCATTTCGCTCTTTGCGAGCAATGTAGCCATAAGAAGCGCATCCGCCTCGTAGTCAAACTCTCTAACCGCGGTCGCATTGAATGAACCGATTTTGCGTAATACTTGAAACTTTTTCATTTTTAAGCCCCCAATTGTTTTGTTCTTATTTGATTTTGTGATTAATCTCGTTGTGCTTAGTGTGCTGAGTAGCATCCAAGCATGTTGTATGGGAAATTTCTGTAAAGCACTTCCCATGCTTGTTGTGTCGCTGAATAGTAATCGCCCTTAATGTGCTTAGGAGCGTCAATTCCGAACTTGTGAGCGATTTGTGAAATCTGATAAGATACCGCTTGGTGGTCTATAATTCTAAATCTCACGTCTGATGGGTTATTTGTATGTGTCATAACTTGATTATTTAATGGTTGATATAATTCTGAAGTTCTCTCTATGCCATACGCGCCAGAAGCGTTTAGCCTTTTTTGAATGTCGTGGGCTAAGCACCACGGCAAGTGTGTATGTAAAAGCAAAAATGTCCACTAACAAATTGTCAGTGAACATTAAGCAACATGGCAGCAACAAAAGCGTGCCCATGGTGTATGTGAAAATCTGTTTCATAGCTCGCCCCTCATATCAGCAAGGGCACACTTTGCAGCCTTTGCAAGTTCTACTCTTTCAGACTTAACACCTGTATTGTATGCAGTAGCTATTATCATAGCCATTGCCATAGTTGTCTTTATGGTTGGTTTCATATCGCCTGTATTAATTATTATACTATCACCCTACCGCAATTATATTTCGTAGCCTTTGCGGTGCTTTTGTATACAAGCCCCGTCTTAGAACACTTGATAATCCCCATTATGCTCGCTTCTCTTTGCGCACGTTCTTGATTGCGTTTGTTCTCGTTGCGCATCTTAACTCTTTCGCCCCTCTTCCAAGGTCTTGAAGTCTCCACAGGTTCCCAGTTCATACCTTTGCGCATTTCTGCAAAACTCATGCCCCCTCGCTGCCCATGTTTGCGAGTTCGCACGCCCTTGGCACTGTTGAATATTTCTTCAGCAGTCATCTTCACAAGTGGTTTGAAGTGGTCTGCACATTCGTATGCGTCCATCAACTCCTGCAAACTGCCCTGCTTGCTTCGTTGAAGTGCAATCACCTTCTTGCCCTTAACTATGTAGCCATGTCCCTTAAAGTCGCGCACCTTGTTTCTCGCATAGTTCATCACCACCCAATCATTGCCAATTCTGCCAACTATGATGTAGTTGCGTTCTATGCTGCACTGCCCTATGCGCATGATGTCTTCGCGCGAAAAGCGGGAACTGCTCACACACATCTCCCCTATGCGCATCAAGCCAATCTCGTAGGGGTTAAGCATGAGCCTTTTCTGGTATCTGCTGATAACGTGTCGCCTCTGAGCACGACAATTCTCCCCCTTCGCACACTTAGCGCGCAAAGAGGCTGTAGTAATTACCTTTTTCACGTCTGTAATTGATTTTATGAGTGGGCAGGGGCGGTCTCGCTCCACCACCATGCGAGTCTTCAGCTCTCTTCTGCCCTATGACGCAAGATTAGAATACCACCTGTGATTTCTGCACCTCACTAACTTTGCGCATATAGGTATCCTTGCCTGTCTTGGCACTCTTCACCTTGACGTACTTCACAATGTAGACGTGCTTCAAGTTCTCCCACTCCAATTCTGAGGTGGTCGCCTTTTCATCCTCCTTTGCAAAGTTCACACTCTGCTTGAGTCCGCGCAAGATAGTTGCAACACTCCATTTGTTCTCAGGTATGTTCACAAGCATGTAGCGGCTGATAGGCTTGCCATCCTCCTTCTCCGCCTCCTCTTTGGTGAAGACACGATACGCCTTACCATCGGGGTCGCCCGGCTCTGAAATCACCACCTTTGCAGGCACATTCTTGAATACTTTTGACTCCATAACCTTATCGCCGTTACGTGTCTGCATACCTGTATGCCATCCGTTCATGAGTAGTGAAGGAGTGTAGCCACCCTTCTTGCCATTCTTACCCACGAAACGGTGCACTCCGTGTGCGTCCATCCAGTCTTCGACTGTCAGTCCGTCACAGTCAGGCAACTGATTGCCATAGATGCCTGTAAACTGTTTCAACACCTGCCCAAGTGTAGAAGTGAGGTCAAGAATACCGCGTGCGCCTTTGTTTTCTTGCTTCTTGCTGATTGTGGTCTGAGTTTTCATAATGCTAAAAATAGCCCGTGGTTCTCACGGGGTTCTTAAAAATAAATAAATCTGTCATCTAATGGAAGGCGGCGGCAGGCTCACCCCACCGCTTGCGAGTTGTCAACTCTCTTCCGCCCTTATATAGCATTGGATAAATCCTGTTAAGTTCAGTTCACCAGATAGGGCGCAGCTTGTGCTCCTACGCCTTGTTGCACGCCACTCATCCAAGAGCCACCACGCTCGTCCCTATGCCTAAGGGCATCATCGCATGATATTTTTCGCCTACGTGCAACATTTTTCTGCCTATGATAATTCGGGTACTGACATAAACATCCCCTATGATACGTATTGATGCAATACGTCCATGCAATAGCTATCAACCTATTGACTATGTATCTCTGTAGTATACAAATTAATTTATTGCTACTTATACCACTATACACTAAAAGCTAACATAGTTAACCAAAAACTCACACATAGTATGAGTGTGTATATTTGTGTGGTACATTTCACAAATAGAGCAATATTTCAAAGTTCGCTTGAAAAAGAAACGTTGTTGTTTGTTTCATTTTTCTGATGCAAACAAAGTGATGTTTCACGAACTGCAAGAATTATTTGCAAGAAAAAAAATAGAGAAATTGCAAAAAGGTTAAAAAGTGCTTAATGTATATAATATGTATAGGGAAAAAGTGGATTTTTGGTAGAAAATTTTCCGATTTTTTTACAAAAAATCTTTCAAGTCAGAAAAATGAGCTTTTGTTAAATAAAAATCATATAAAAACAACCTAAATAGCTGATACACAGGCATGTGTGTACATTTTAATAAAATGGTATCACTAATGTAGAAAGTGAAACCAAAATAAAGCTAAAACGCTGAAAATCAATGAAATACGCTGAAAATAAGAGGGTGGGTGGGCTGCCCGCTCTGAAGTACACATCAGAATTTTTCCCAAATTTCAAATTTCAATTCTTTAACACCTCTTAGCACTTCAGAACAATCCCCACACCTACTCCCACGCCCACCTTCGCACCTACCTTCAAAATTTTCGTTCTGTCAGGCTTAAAATGCTCTGGGCGATAAATTATACGTCTGAAGGGAGAAAACGTTGTGTAGAGCCTAAAAATAGCCTCTTTGGCAATGCTGAAACATCTCTCTTGCCACTATAATAAAAATCTCAAACCTGACACAAGAAAATTCAATATTTGCTACCCTAAAAATTTTTCCCGACCAAAATTCAAATTTCGATTTTAGAAACCCAAAAAGTAAAGTTTGCTTCAATCTGATGATACCCCCTCATGATATATTGATGATGATAGACTGATGATGGCATTGATGATGATATTAAGGACTGGGATGACGAACCTCTATACGAACCTGAGATGGCAGCTCTATAATGTTTGCCCCATGATGATGATGATGATGATGATCGGCAGGCTAACAATGCTGAAGTGGTCTCTAAGCTCAAAACCAAGGTTGGTTCGGTCGGGCAGGGGCGGCAGCCCAGGGCGGTCAGCCAAAATCGGGGCGGCAAAAAGAAAGAAGCAAAGAAAAATATAGTTTAAACCCTTTAAGAATATTATAAAAATAAAAAATATAAAATAAAAAATTCTCTTAGGGGTGGGGGTACTTAGGGGGAGGGGTAAAAGGTGAGCGAAGCGAACCTTTTACACTCCCTCCCCCTAAGATATAAAAATATTCATGAGAGAATTTATTAAATTCTCGAATACCTCTTTTTCTTTTCTTTTATTTATTTTCTTTTATTTCTTTTTGGTAATACTACCCTTTTTCTTTCTTTTCTTTGTTTTGTTTTCTTTCTTAGATTTTATAGTAGTAGTTTCCTACGAGTAGACTATTGCTCGCCCAAGGGCTCACAATAGCTCTACTCTTCGGAAACAGGATTCATTTCCCAGTATTAAATATTATAATATTCTTAGAGGGCTAAAAATTATTAGAAGGGTTATAAAGGGTTATAAATACGTTTGGGTACACTTTCTCAGTATTTAAATACAAATACCCTCTGTGTCGCGCGGTTGGTTAAAACAAATATATACGAATAATCTTAAACTTATAGACCAAGCCTAATTTCTGAAATAATTAAACCAAATAAAAAGGGAGCTACCAGATTTGGCAGCCCCCACGGTCTTTGGATATTCGATTTTGTATTTTGGCTTTTAGATTGACAACTTTACTGCTCAAATCGCTCGCAGTGCGGCTTGTTTTCTCTCTACGGACTTCAAATCCTTTTTACGGTACGTTTATTACCTTGGGTAGTTTGAAGCTCTCTGAGAGGCTTATTTTACCTTGTTGCGTTTAGAACTATCAGTTTTATGTTTTTTGATGACCTTATCCACATAAAGCTTTTTCAAAGCAAGCAATTCCAACTCTCAGCATTTGATTCTCCTCCTGAAGTTGCCTTGTCATGTGGGGGCATGAACTCTGTTTAAGCATCATCATTTGGTATACCAGCCTATTGCTATTACTAAAGACCAGAACAACCATCCGGAAAAAACTCTAAGAACCTTGCACGGACGATATTCCTTATCGTAGTCTATAATAATAGTCGGAATTAAAGTGCAAGTTGTGCGAATTTTCCTTATTAAAAAGTGAAATTTTATAGAAAACATCATATCATTATTTTTTATATACACACTGCAAATTATCAACTTATCCTATTAGCCATCTTAACAAGCTCCTTCAGCCTATTAAGACCCTCTGGTGAATTTTTGTTTACGAATAATGAACACTCTGTAATGCTCCTGTTGCAAGCATAATAAGCCTTCAGGTAGTGGGGAACATTATTCAAGCGCTGAGCAAAAGTCTTAGGTCTTTTAGAACACACCCATGACTCATTATTCTGAAGTGAGCCATAACTGGTGCGTCCTAAAATCTTATTGGCACAATTATTACAGCATACCCTTTCTGCTCTGTTCTTTTTGCGTTCTGCCTTTTGTATTGCTAAACGCCTATCCACTTCAGCCTGTAGGTCTTCAAGTGGTATGGTGGTTAAATCAATCATTTGAAATAATTAATTGGGATGTTGGTAGCCACGAATACGTCCACATTATGTTTTTGTCTTGTTGAACGAATGAACGTGCATCAAACGTAATGCTATCAAAGTTTCTTATTCTGATGAAACCATGATAATACTTATTCTCTCTTATTCGATAGCCCTTGGTGTGAAGAACTATGTCGCTACCCTGCTCAGGATAGCGCTCAAAAGTTCTCCAATTAAGGTTTATCATATCTTGTTTTGGTATAAGTTCCATATCAGATAGTTATTTTTTTATTATAAGATTTTTCGCTTGTAAGATAATGTACAGCCTCTTCCCCTGCCTGATAAATCAAGTTGGTCATAAGCTGAGAAGGTCTGTAACTTTCCTTCATGTGTCTTAACAAAACCTTGGTCATGCCAAACAGCAGCTGATCTATTTTACCCTTAGTGGTGATGTTAGAAGTGCAATCGCGACCAAGTATAGGTTTAGCCAGGCCATCTTTGATTTCCCAGCCAAACGCCCAAAGGTCTTCGCCTATATGAGCAACCTTAATAATGGCATAGTGGTCTTTGTCTTTTCTAAACACAATTTCCCTGAAGACGTGATAAAAAGGTTCTTCGATAATGGTTGTGTCAATTGGTTGTTCTGTTGCAAAATACTCTTGAATTGTCATTGTGTTATTGGTTTTAAATCTAAGCTGTTATCATCAAATGATTATGGTTGTACGAGGAATCTCAAGTCTTCCACGTTGTCCCAAGTTTTTCGTTTCTTTCTTCAGTTTTTGAAACTTTTCAATCAAGTCGCACATTACAGTGTCTGCAACGCGACCTAAGTGAAGATAGATGCAGCCATCTATTAAGGTGCAGTCTTTTACGGTCTTTTCTTTGAAATGAACGTATGGCTGTCCGTCTCTCATAATTGGCTGTGCCTTAAAGTCGTCAAGCGAGGCGTTCAATGCTACCACAGTAGCTTCGGGAAATACCTCATACTCAAAAAATGGCGTTTCTGTATTAATCATATTCTTCCTCCTCTTCTGGATCATGTTCCACTGGCAGCACATATTTATCGTATGCTTTCTGCAAGTCATCCTCGGTTAAGTTATTGATGTTTTTTTGTCTGACTTTACTTCTTAGTCTTTTATATATGCCTCTATCCTGCTCACTAACCAAGTCATTCAGATGTTGCACAGCCTTAAAATCAATTGCACGCTTGATGTTCTTTCCTTCACGCACCTCATAGATGATACCCATCTTTCTTAAATTATGTACAACTGTGTAAATTGTCGGCATGCTGATAGAGTTGCGAACACTCATTTGCTTGGCGCTCAGTATACATACTCCATTCTCCATTGTTTCCTGGATAATGGTGGCAACGACCTTAAATTCTTGGTTGTTTAAGTAAAAAATTAAAACAGTTGGAATTACTGTAACGTGCCCTGTAAACTGCGTTTTGAGGATGGGTTGAGCTACGACTTTGTATTCAAGCTGAGGTATGGCAATGTCCATATTTTGAATACGTTTTGGCTTAAATCTAATTTCCTTAGGAGGGCTTTCAATGCGCCTTTTCATAATAGTTTAGAATGTATAAGTCTAAACTGTTTTCATCAATTTAGCAATTTAATAAAATTGCGATGCAAAGATACGAATTATTGTTGATATTAAGTATTTTTACATTGTTAAATTAATCATATAAAATTTTTTTATATTAAATTTGCGGTATAATTGATTAGAGCAGCTTATGAAAACGAAAGAGCAGGTAGTAAAGTATACATCCCAGTGCCGATTTTCAGCAGAGGACTGGCAGAAGGTTCTTAACTATTATCGTGAGCATTTTGGTAATGGGCGTATCAGACAGTCTTTGAAGCCGCTATCAGATTCTACTTATCAGCAATTCTTAGACTGGTTTAATAATGGTTACGGAGCGGGCGATATTGTTCGCTATGGCCATACCATAGGCATAGTCGGGGCGTGTACGCCTAACTATACTTGTTTGGCTGCCTACTTATCATTTGATAAGCAGCTTATTGATCAGGTAATGATAGTCCCTGGCTACAAATTAATCCAATCTACCAGTAATGATAGGACTGAGATACAAGATATACTGAAATCCTTGGATTTGAAGTTTTCTGTAGCTTCCGCATGCCTTATCAAACCCTATCAGCCTAAAGATGGTGACATAGTTCGTGTTGTGTCGAAAGACGAGCAAACTACTGCAATATTTCATCGTAAAGAGAACGGAGATGTACATTTCTATGCCTATGTACACAATAGCGTGATATTTCCACAGCACACACTTCCATATCGCTCTGTAACAATAGAGAAACCCACAAAAACTGATGTGGAGCGACTACAAGTAGCATTAGCTGTTAATAAACTGGAATGGTCTGCCAGAGACAAGGTCTTACGGGTCATAGATAAGGCACGAGCCAATAAAGGCGATAGGTATTGGTACTTGTCAGAAAAACTTACTATTGTGTCTGATAGAGATATGTACACTAAACGCCATGATGAGAGGCATAAAAATGGTAATTACTTCTGTTCTTATGGCACCGCAATATTATTTGCCCAAGGGGTAAGAAGTCTCAGAAAAGAAATAACTGGAGTGCAATGAAGCGCCCCAGTTATTTTTTTTATTTACAGGAAGTGTTAATCGCTACGTCGTACCAATAATCTTCCGCCTGCTTTTCATCTACACTATCAATTATAGATTTCTGTCCATGCTGTTGATTCCACTCTCTTACCTTGCGTGCCGAGAAGGTGTATAGACCATGCGGTTTAGACTTGATAGCCGCAACGGCGTTCCAACATGCTTGATCATCTTCTGGCGTGGTGCAGAGGTCAAGTTTGAAGTGCTTGCGAAATCCCTCATTGTCGTTGGTCTTATATTTGCGATAATAAAGTGCCCACAAATACATCGTGACTTCCATATCGGTAAGTTTATCCCAACCATCATGTTCGTCGTCCTCTGCGACCATAACGACTTTTCTAAGATATGATTTGTTGTAAGAAAACTCTTTTCTGTCTTGTGCATTTGCAGACTCTTCAGAATAGCCTGCCAGGTTCATTATTCCGGATTGTGTCACGACATAATTATCGTCTTCAGTCGGAAAGTCAAATATGTCATTCAGCCTACTCTTATCGCATGTCTTTGCCTTTCTAATGCTGAAACCTCTATCCCATATATCAATTTGAGTAGAGTTTTCCATTGCGTAAATAAATTGTTCATTTGCGTTCTTTACAATCTTTCCGAGGATGGACTTGGGGATTGTCCATCCCCAAGTGTCCTCTAATTTAGGCAACTCTTCCTCATCTTCGTCTGGCGTATAGGCTTCAAATAAGCAACTCAGCATAAAAGCCGCATGCAGCATATAAGGTTGGTCGCTTATAGACCTCGGTTCGGCAAAGAGCAGGTGAATGTCGTATTTGCTGTATGGCTCATACTTATTTTTCTTCTGCATTCTCGTCCAGTTTTTTGATGAGGCTCTGTATTAAATCGACTGACATATCAGTAGGATTGTCAACCATATTCAGTACCACGTTCTTGATAATACTATACACATGGTTAGCATGAGCAGGGTTGTCTACGTTGTTTATGTTTGCCAATATAGACATCGCGATATTGGCGGGAGTGCCATTTAAGAAACTACCCACTCCAGCTTCCTTATCATATGTTACCACCCAAACTTCAGTGTTGCTCTCACCCTTGATGAGTTCCATTATACGCTTTGCTTCTTCTTGTTTTTTCATGCTACATTTCTTTTAAAACATTAATATTAGTGATTCTGCTTACTGCATTTCCCAGTACTTTTAGATGAGCTTGGATTAATTGTATTTGCATCCTCTCATCTGAAGACATATTTGAGGTTTGTTTTGCATATTGGTTAATAAATGACTCCCACTTAGACAACTGTTCGCCCATGCAATACAATTGTTCAGAAACACTATCAAACGGTTTGCCTTTAAAATTAGACTCGCCAACCCAGTGTTGTTGAAAGATTCCTGAGCTATCATTGTCAATCAGGTAGCCTTCGTCTTCCTTGCTTATACAATCCATTTCATAGCCCAACCTTGCCTCAGCTTCGTTCCTGCTCATAGGTTGCGCTTTAACCACGCTCTGTATTAGATATTTCTTCATCTGACAAAATCGTGGTTTCGTGTTTCAAAAAGGTTAATGCTTCTTTGTAGGTCTTGAAGACGTTGTCTACTGGGTTAAGTCTGTCTTCTGTGTGCTGATATACATGTATAGGCCACCAACCTAAAACTGTTTTTGCCATTACAGTATAACCACAAATGTCATATTCAGCATTATACACAGGAATAATTTTATACTTGGTCTTAAACCAATCCTTAAAACAGCTCATATTTTTATAGATTTAGAGCTACACTGTCATCATCAATTATATCTGAAGGCTTGACATACTCATCATAGCCTTGGATGTCTTTTAAGGGTAAGAAAGCTGGACAGTGTTCGCCACCTACGATCCAGTCTCTTGGAACCTTGTTGTATGGAGCCAGGGCAAACTCCTGTCGGTATTGGTACCTATAGCAGTGATACCTATCCAGGCAGCCTCTCGCTGTACATGGCTTTTTCATTTTCTGCACCCCCTGATAGAATTTTTTCGTTACCCACCATCCTGTAGGTTGCAGTTTCTGTTGGTATTGCCAAGGAATGATATTTAGCCACCATATATCATTAGATTTGAAGCAAGCACCATCTCGTTTAAGTACGTACCGCACCTTGCCTTCACCTCCAAGTATCTGATATATATTGGGGGATTTGACGAAGGGAAATATTTGATAGCACTTATTGCCTATTACTTCTAAGTTGTCTGGTGGGGCTATCAAAAAGCGCTCCCAGTATGCACACTCCCAACATATCTGCTTGTTATTCATAAGCTGATATATTTCTGAGTTGGTGTACATATTATGGGCAAAGTATGGCTTGCCACATCGAGAACATACATACTTATGTTGCAATACACAATTGTCATTGAACTTCTTATATCGTCTCATAGGCGCATATCAGCAAATACATTGTAGATATTATCGTCGGTGATACCTATATAGATAAGTGTTGTCTGCAAGTTAGCATGTCTAAAAATACGATTTAACTCAATAAGCGCATCGTTGCTGCGGTTTCTCTTCTCGTACACGTAGCGCCCGAATGTTTTTCTGAATGTGTGAGTGCTAAAATTACCGATGTCAAGCTTATACTTCGCCTTCCACCTCTTAGTAAGCTTATTGATGTACTGAATTGTTACAGGCTCATCGCCCTTGGCTCTCGGTGTATTAAATATATATGAGTCAAGACGAGGCTTGCCTGCATGCTCATACATTTGTGAGATTTTCTCTGCTGTGTTCTGACCAATAGGGATGCCCTTAGTCTTGCCAGTCTTCTGTTCTGTAACTACTACGCTTCTTCTGTCAAGTACGTCGCCCCATTTAAGGTGGCGCACGTCACTTGCCCTCAGTCCAAGGCAGAACGACAGCAGGCAATAGAAAGCCCAAATGTGTTGGTTGTCCTTTGCAAGACATTCGATGAGCCGCTTGAACTCATCATATTGAAAATAATCTGCGGATGTAAGTGAACCCTTTTTACTCATAACTATAGAATTTAGTGGTTATGTTGCAAAGGTAGGTCAAAAAAGTGAAACAAAATAATAATTTTGAAATAGTAACACAGTTAAAATGTGTGAAACGTATAAAAGTGGTTGAAAATAAGGAAGTGAAGAAAAAATACGATTACACATTTTAACAAAAAGCGCATAAGAGAAGATTCCCCTTACGCGCGTACATTATTATATAATTATTTGCCTGTCGAACCATAACCACCATCGGCACGTTCTGTAGCTTTAAGCTCATCAACCTCTACGAACTCGATGTCATGGGTCAGTTCCAAATGTATCTGACAAATCTTATCGCCTACCTGGTAGCGTGGTAGCGTTGGCATAACATGATAGAATACCATAAAGATTTCGCCAGTGTAGCCTAAGTCAATGGTTCCTTCTCCGTTGCTCAATATCATTCCAGTCTTATGGATTGATGAACGCGCACGCCCATTAAAGCATGCCTTCCACCCCTTGGGAAGTTCTTCAGCCAACTGAAGTGCAAAGCCAAGACCATACTTATAAACGTTTGGTGCAACCTCTACACAAGAAGTGGCTACGCAATCAAAGCAGTAGTCTGAGTCGTAAGTTTGAAATGGGATTACAGCATTAGGGTGCAATTTTTTAATGTTTACTTTAAATTTATCCATGATTACTTGTTGCTATTATTGTTTGTGATTTGCACTGCTTTCATCAGTTTGTATTCCTTGGGTGTTGACTCTCCATGATTATGTCTGAGCGTCTACCCATTCTGGTACTCTTATAAATTTTACGATCTGGAATTTTAGCCATTTCGTCAAATTCAAAAAGTGTGAGAGTGTTTAAGTCATCGGTATCAACAATCACACTATCAGGGATTGGTCTGAGATAACAGCCTTTGACTGATATAGTGTCGCCATAGACAGCCTTAATGATTGATTGACGGACAGCTCCAGTAATTTTTGATACCTCTTTGATTGACCCAAAAGTTCCTGTAAGAATGTATCTTGAGTTAAACATTGCCACAGGAGTCGGGTCTCTTTCAGCTTTTCGCGGCATTGTTTCTGTCATTTATTATTTGCTGAAGGATACTTGTCGGGACTCTTTGTGATGTCATAGACAAAATAAAGCTATCAGAATAAGCTACTCCATTAGCCATAATCTCACCAATTATTCCGTTGAAGTAAGCAGCCAAATTAGGATCGGCAAATGCAAGGAATAAAAATGTAAGTTCATGGTGTATCAATATATGTTGGTCACGATTGATATAGAATAGCTGTGTAGACTTCAGCTCTGAATTATTAATGAAGCCTTCTATGTATCGTTTATTAATACGCTGAAAGATTTTGTAGTCAATCTCTTCAAGCTTATTAGCGAAATAGAAAGCTGTTGAATCGAACACGAGTACGCCATCAGGCGTTTGCCCAAAAAGGAGTGATGGAAAGTCAGGCAATGCCTGCTCCGAACACTCCAATTGGCTGTCTAATATGTTAGCCTTGTAATCCATTACTTGAAGTTTACTTCAGTCATATATTTGTAAATGGATTCAGAAGTCTTAGGGCGCAAATACACATAGACCGCATTGTCAAGCGTTGCGCTTGGGATAAGACAATCATTAAGATTGCGCTTTTCATGTAGAAGAATAGATGTTGCAACACTCATTGCTGCTGCCACGTTCTGAGCAGGAATATAGAATGTTCGCTTCAAGTCCTTTTCCTTCTCCTCCTTGTCGCCAAAGACGATGGTTTTAACTGCATACAAGCCATCAGTTTCATTGTTGAAGAAGTGCTGAAGTAGACCACAAGTGAGCTTGCCTGCATCTTCAGAGACAAGTGGAGCGCAGCCATAAATATCCTCAGCCTCGAACTTCATCTTGATAATCTCGTAGACGCATGGGTCAAATTTATTAAGGTTGTACTGCTCTATGATTTTAGCCATTAGCTTTTCCGCTTCAGTGTAGTCTGTACATTGAGCAAGAATTTCAAGTTTAGCCTTTTCTAAATCCCCTGTTTCTGGGTTCTCAGCCTTGTACTGAGCTTTTAAGCGAAAAATTAAATTCTCTTTCATAATTACTTATTGTTTTGATTGTTTAAAAATATATTGACAAAATATTCTATACCTTTAGCTGTTACCATTGTTTTTCTGTTGACTATTGATGACCCATACGCATTTACACTTGGAGTCATGTCAATTTCAAACAATCCTTGATCTACATATTTTTGATACGCTACGTTGCGATATTGACCACGCTCACCGAGATAGTGATTTTCCCTTAGATAGTTATACAATCTATTGGTACCGATATTGATACCCCTTTGTGAAAGAACAGTGGCAAGGTCTTTAACGTAGTAACTGCCCTCACTGGCGGTAAATGCGTCTGCCAATACCACCTTCGGCTGTTGTTCGATGAGTTGTTGTTCTTTTTGTTGATTTTCGATTTGTAATCTTTGGCGCTCTTTCTCTTCTTCAATCCACCTTTCAGCTCGTTTGATAGGGTCGGCGATTTGATACGAAGCTACAACTTCACGTATTTGCTGTTCCATTGCATTAAAAGCCTTGATGTACTCTAATTTGAATTGCAAAGCTTTCTCACCAGTAAATCCCATAGCAAGTAATGTAAAGCCATCACGATTCATAATATACATAGGCACTTTCTTTACGCCTCCCCCAATAGGCATTGGTTGCTCTGTCTCAACAAGGTCAAACATCTTTGTAACTTGTTGATTATCAACGAAAGCCGATTTTTCGGCTGTCGTGTTAAGTAAATTACGAATGGCATCTAATACATGCTTGTGTTCCTTGCCAAACTTCTTTGCAACCATCAAGCTTGTTGTTAGTGCTTGGTTGTTTTCTCCTTTATAAACAATTTCTCCTCGGTTCAACATAAATCTTATAATTATTGTTTTATGGTTTACGCTGCTTTCATCAAATCGTGTTTCGAGGTACACTCAAATATTAATAGTAAAGTATGTATAGTGAGGCTTCAGATTTTAGACTTAAAAATTGACATTATCTCAGTGATTATTAGTGATATGCCTTTTAACTGCTTGAAAGTCAGACTATGTACAGTTTGGGTTAAACTAAGTTAAAGCAGGACTATTACTAAGAAAAGGTTTAATTATGCGTAAAAGAACACAAGAGAACTCATCAGGCAATTTCTTTACAGACGAGGCACTTATCTCGTATTTTAATATAGTAAAGAAGACGATACAGGAATATACAGACGAATTGGCAAGACGTTGTAGGTACAAGAGCATTGTTAGCCAGACTGGCGATGGTACCGTTATGGATGACCGCTCAAGACTGATAGACCTGTATGATTCGTGCTACATTCAAAACGCTCGACTACAAAGCTGCTGTGAGACATTGAACTCTCAGCTTACAGGAGAACGTTATTCGCTTGGCACTATAAATTCTGATGGAAAGTTTGTTCGCAATGCAGAGGAATCGAAGAAGGCTCAAGGACTTCAGTTTGAGAAATTCATACAGGGGGCTATTGAGGCTAAAACTTATGGCTATACATTGATTGAAGTACTTCCCGATATAGTTCCAGAAACAGGATTATTGCGCGAGGTAAATATCATAGAGCGTAGAAATGTTCTGCCAGACCAGAATCGTGTAGTCCAGAGACAGCACCAATGGAGTCCTGGATGGGATTTGGAGTCTCAGCAGTACAAGAACACATATATACTGATTAATACTGGCGGCTTTGGATTGTTTGCTGCCAGTACACCGCTGATCCTTGCTCAGAAATATGTTCTCAGCAACTGGGTAAATTTCTGCCACACTTATGGTCAGCCTATCATTCATGGCAAAACAGCTGCTGAGGATGATATTACCCGTAAGAGACTTGCTTCACGAATTGCTTCAGCCGCCACAAACAAGGTTCTTGTTACAGGCAAGGATGACGAAATCGACATCAAAGCCTTCACCATGTCCAATTCTGAAAAGATTTACGATACCCTTATAGCATACGTCAACAAAGAGGTGTCGAACCTTATTTTGGGTTCAGAGTCAATGGCAGGCGCCACCCAGTCATACGTAGGCTCAACAAAAGCTCACGAAGATATTTTCCGTGCAAGAGTCAAGAACTACCGCAAGTTCATCGAAAATGTGATGAATGAGCAAATCTTGCCAGTATTGAAGTATTGGGGGTACATCAGTCAAGACGTAATCTTTAAGTATAACAATAAGATTGATATGTCTACAGAAGACAAAATCAAAATATTTGATGTGCTTACGGATAAATACGAGGTAGACCCAGAGGTTATCAATATGGAATGGGGTATTCAGGTCGGCAAACAGCGTAATTTGGATGCAATTATTAGTAGAAGCGAGGCTAATTTGAGTGACAACGGCGATGATGAGGCTTGGAAAATGTCTGATGAAGAATATGAAAAGCGTTATGGACATCCAAGAACAGCCAATAGCAAAGTAAATTTTCTCATGGAGGGGTAGTCAAAGGCAACTTCCTCTCCACAATTTCATATAGCCTTAAAGCTGAAATATCTGATGAAGAACAAGCCAGACATGATAGTGAATATCAAGCTTTACTCGCCATATTCATCAACTTCTTAAAAAACATCTACTCAGAAGAGCGTGATGAGATATTGTATAGCCTGATGGAGCTTCGTGCAGACTTGGCTATAAGTCACGCCTTCAGAGGTTTTAATATTGACGAGGAAGAGGCTTTGATGTTGCTAAAGAACCTTGATGATAACAATTTGACACAAGAAGATAAGGATAAGCGCGACCGTATAGTGGCAGCTGTCAATAACCTTATCGAGTTTGCTGTTTGTGAGGAATATCAAGTAGCTGCAAAAACTGATGAGCTATACCAATCACACGTGGAAAAGGATGAGGGGTATGATATAGACTTCAACAATCCTGAAGATGCTGATGATTATATGGCTATATGCTCACTTTACAACGATACTTATGCAAAGGTAGAAAACGCTGACATTGAGTACGCTATGACAATCGCTTACAAATGGATTCACACCGCGGCTAATGAGTATCTGACATACTGGACTATGAACGACAATAAGGTGCGTCCTTGGCATTTAGCATTACAGGGCTACACTGCAAGACGTGATGACTTCCCTGCTTGGATGATTCCACCAATAGAGTGGCATTGCCGCTGTTTCTTAATTGCTGCTTCAGGTGAAGAAGTAACCGCTCAAGCCTCAGATATTAAGCGTGTCACAGCCAAAGTTCCACAGAAACCAAATCATTTAGACGATGTGTTCTCAGAGTCCGTCTGTAAGTGTGGTAGAATCTTCAGTGCTTCACATTCGTATTTTCAAGTGACTGAAAAAGATAAGGCTTTCTTGCAAAGTTGTGTAACTAACATAAAAGCAAAGTATTATGGCCAAATCTAACAATCCCAGTCATATTCGTGGCACGCTTTCACCCGCTCAACAAAGTCTATTCGTTAAGCGTACACAGTTTTTTAATAATGGTAGCTTAGTCCGCCCACCATTTCAGGAAATGATGATCGGACAGAAAATGAAGTCTGGCAGACATGCGACAAACCCTACCTCTACGTCTTGGTTTACCAATCCACGAAACATGGAGCTGCCTTCAAGTTATAAGGGTGCTGGAGCCAAAACTAAGCCTGGCGGCATGGGTGGAAAGATGACTCGCCACCCTTGGCAAGCCTTTAGAGGTTCTGCTCCTGTAATGCTGAAGGACTTTGTAGAATTACACCGACACTTTGTTATAGTAGCTCACCAAATACCTATAGCCTCAGAACGATGGAAAATGGTACTGGCACAACGCGCATTGGCAGTCTTCAAGGAATCGTTTATTATGAAACGCTTTAACTCAAAAGGTGGCAAGCCTTGGAAGTCCATATCCCGTTGGACTCGTGAGAAACGAAGACACACTAAGGGCACAGTAAAGCTGGGATGGGGTAAAACTTCAGTGAGAAGCCACTGGCCAGGCAAAGGTGGTTTGATGCGAGAGACCGACTATTTGATGAACTCTTTGAAATATGTAGAAGGAATGGGTTGGACTGGCGTTCGGGCTTCGGCTCATTATGCAGGAGTTCATAACTGTCCTAAGCCAGGAATGACTTATGGTAACGGTTTTGGTGGTTTGTTCTCGCCTCCTAAACCTGTTGTTCAAAGACAGTTTATGGGTCACTCTACCAAGATAGATGATTTCATAATGGAATATGAAGATAAGTACTTATTCAGCACAATATTCAGAGCACCTGTTTAACCAATAATGAACTATGATTGTAGATAAGAAAAGCAAACAAGTAATCAGTAACAATTCCGAAAGTGCAGTTGCGACTGAGAATAAGCAGGCAGAAATACAACCGATAGAAAAGCCTGTACAAGTAGAAGCCAATGGCCCAACTGATGTACTTAAAAGCATAATGGCGATACTGCAAGAAGTAACTTGGGAATATGGCGTACCGAATAGTCCTAAGATATTTAAAACCGTCCAGTATGACACGGGTCAGTATGAGCGCATTGTTCGTAAAAACGGTAATACAGAAGAGACTATCAGTTTCCCTGCTGCTTTTGTACACTTTATAGATGTAAACTGGATAACTTCAGCACAGCGCTTTAATGATGGTCGAGCAGTCTTGCGAATTAGATTCATGCTTAATAGACTTGACGTGCATAACAAAGAGCATGAAACTGATGTGTATTATGTTGCAGAAAGAATACATCAAACAATAACAGAACTGAAAGGCAATTACGAATGCCTGACAAAGCGCTGTAATTTGACATACGTCGACCCTATGGAGAGCTTCGACAATGGACTACAGCCATGTTGGCTGACATACGATATTTGGTTTACCACTGTCAATATATGGGTGACACGCAAAAAGGTTATGCGTAAGGTTGTGTTCCCACCATTCGCTAATCACGCAGACCAAGACAAAAGTGCTGCTGATTATAACAAAGAGCACACCAACCTGTCTCATCCAACGACTTATGACGAAAGTACCAAGTTTGGTAAATAGTAAAGTATTTTTAACTTGCTGATTAGTAAGTGTTTATGCGAGTTTTTCGTTACGCACTTTTATTTGTCAACTATTAATAATAAAAGTAAAACGTAATGAAAAATTCGCAATTTAAGTATATCAAAGGTGCTGTCAGATATGGAGAGCCTGCCGACCTCTATTTCTACACCGATGTGGATTATTGGAGCGTCGAAGATTTTCTTTATGAGCTGAGATGGCTTATTGACGCAGAGGTTTCAAAGATTAATATCCATATCAATTCAGCTGGCGGCTCTTGTGTAGATGGTATCAGCGTATTCTCTCGATTGATGGATTGTCCTATCCCTACAGCTTGCTATAATGATGGCTTAGCAGCTTCTATGGCTTCAGTAATTTGGGCGGCAGGACAGGAAGTTTATATGAAGGATTATGCTTTGCTGATGATACACAATCCTTTTATCGACAACAGGTCTGGCAAAACCTACAATCAGGTCACAGAGGCCTTTACCGCGCAGCTCAAGGTTATTTACAAGCAGCGTTTTGGCATGTCTGATGAAGAGATTCAAGCGATAATGGATGGCAAGGAAGGTGATGATGGTACTTTCTTTACCGCAGACCAAGCTGTTGAGAAAGGTTTTATTTCAGCTGATAACATTATCGCTACACCAGCAGCTTTGAAAAACAAAATTACCGCAGCTTTGAAAACTAATACTGATGTTAGCAGCATTAAGGCGGTTATGAGTCAATATGTAGAACTGCCAAAGGATACCATTGCGGATAACAAAACAACTATTCACCAAAAGAAAAATACAATGAACGAAAATGAAATCACAGTATTTGCTGCACTCCTTGGCATGACAGGAGAAAAGGCAACCGTAGAAGGCGTTTCTGCTCAGATTTCTTCTATCAAGGCGAAGGCTGAGAATTACGACAAGCTCAAGGCTTCTTTTGACAAGACTTCTGATGAATTGAAGACCACTAAGGCGGAGCTTGAGGGTTCTAAGGCTTCAGTTAAGAATCTTACAGCAGACCTTGAAGCAGCTAAGGCTTCGCTTGCTACCTATCAGGAGGCAGAAAAGACAGCTCAGGCAGAAAAGGTTAATGCTCTCGTAGAGAACGCAATTAACGCTTGTAAGATTGATAAGGCTGACAAGGAGACTTGGGTTAAGATGGCTGAGAGCGATTTTACTTTGGCAGAGAGTATACTTGCTAAGATTCCTGCACGCGCAGATCTTGGTAAGGAAATCGCCGACAACAACAAGGGTAACGCACACAATGACTTGAAGGACACTGAGGCTGAAATTCAGGAAAAAGTAAAGGCTGTTGTCGGTGAGGACTTTAAGTTCCGTAAGCTTGACTAATACGCACTCTATCAACTAATTAATCACATTACTCATTTTTAAAACAAACAGATATGGCTATTAATTTTGGCAATGGTTTGAACAACTACACAGGTGAGGTTCTTGAGGATATTCTCACCTATACAGCGCAGGAAAACGAGACTTATAAGGAAGGTCTTATCCATATCCACGCAGGTATTCAGAAGAAGTATACACTCCCATCGCTCCAGTTGGGCAGTATCATTCAGGATCATAAGGCAACTCCAGACTCTTCAAAGGGTGACTATCAGTTCACAGAGCGCTACTTGGAGCCTAATGACTTTATGATTTACATCGAGTTTAACCCTCGTGACTTCGAGAAGTACTACAAGTTCACTCAGCCTAACAAGAACCTTGTGTTCCGTGAGCTTGATCCAAAGGTACAGGCAACCATGATTCGCTTGCTTTTGGAGAAGAAGATGGAGTACATCAACAGCGCTATTTGGAACTCTGCAACAGCTGCTGAGAAGGCAAAGGTTAAGGCTGATGGCGGTGGCGAAAATACTGTTATTGGTGCTGACGATGAGGCAGGCCCAATGAAGTACTTTAATGGTGCTATCATGCGCATGCTTATCAATGCGGCAGCAGGTGAAGAGTCTGAAGAGGCTAAGGGTGGCCAGATTATCAAGGCAGGTTCTGGTAGCTTTGCTGATGGTAAGGCTGTAGAGGCAGAGCTTTACGCAATGTGGAAGGTTACTCCTCCTAAGGTTCGCAAGAAGGCTGGTCTCGTAATCCTTATGGACTACGCAACTTGGGATAAGTACGATGAGTACGTTTCAAGCAAGGAATATAAGTACACCGATAACCGCCAGGAGAACCAACACATGTTCCGTGGCAAGCGTATCGTTCCAATGACCGCGCTTCCAGAGAACACTATCATTATCGGCTGCTTCACTAAGGGTACAGACTCTAACCTTTGGATGGGTGTTGACTACGCTAACGATGAGGACGTACTTCAGGTTGACAAGCTTCAGAACAACTCTGAGCTTTACTTCTTCAAGATGTTGTTGAAGATGGATGTCAACATCGTTAAGCCTGCTGAGATTGTGGCACACTTGCCATTCACTTATACCGCGGGTTAATAATCACAATATATCTTGGGGAGGGCTATGCCTTCCCCATTAAAAATCAATTAAAAGAGTATGGCAAGAACATCAAATAAAACTAAAGATACTCCAGAGGTGAAGAATCCAGAGGCGAAGAATCCTGAATTGGAAAATCCAGAGTTGGAGAATCCAGAGGCGAAGAATCCTGAATTGGAAAATCCTGAGTTGGAGAAGGAGACTCCTGAAGTCGAAATTCCTGAGCACGTTGAAAAGCTGATGAAACTTTATCCACAGTACGAACAACTCTACGTCACTCCAAATGGTTTTGTTCATCCAGTAGGCTCCCCTAAGTATCTTGTTGCTAATGCAACTCTTTACAAGAACAAATTCTATAACAACAAATAACGAATACCACAATGACTACAACAAATTTGGGTGGCGTATTCACCACCGACCTTGACGGTAATCTCACCAGTTCAAGTTTTGTCAGCACAGAGAATGTGTGTGGCTTGGTTTTCGACACTAAAGTTGCTGGTGGCCTTGATGCAGCACTTGGCACTGGCAATACAGCAGCAACTACATTTGCTAAGGGCAATGTGGTAGAGCTTAATGTGTTTGATGACTGTAAAGAAGCAGGTATTGATGATACGGTAATGGGCGGTTTGCCTTACTACCACATCAAGCAGTATTTCAAGCTTGTAGGTTCCAATGCACGACTTTTCGTATGCTTTATGGATTCTTCAACTGATACTGAATTTGAAGCGATTGAGAAAATGCAGCTCGCTTCTGGTGGCATTATCTATCAGATAGGTCTTTGGACGGGTGAGGCTATTGCAACAGTATCGGGTGACAACTACACTATCCCTGAGGATAGCATGATTTCAAAGTTGCAGACTGTAGCAGAAAACCTTGGCGGTAAGATTGGTGCAACCAATTATGAAGGCAATTGTCCTGTAAATATTTTGCTTAACGCCCCTGTAATCAATGCTGCTGCTTGCGACTACCGTAAGTTGCCAGACTTGACAAGTTGCAATGCCCCTAAGGTTTCTGTATTGCTCGGTCAGTCAACAAGTGAATTGTGCCACAAGGTACAGCTTGCTGTAAATAATATTAGTCAGGAAGCTTCATATGCTGTTACTGGCAACATTGGTGCTGCTTTGGCTTGCTTGTCAGTGGCTCCTGCTAATGAGAATATCGGTCACGTAGCTAACTTCAACCTTTCTGCCGTAATGACTGAGGCTGAGCTTGGTTTTGGTGATTTGACTCAGGACGAAAAGCAGTGGGGCGACTCGGTGTCTTTCACCAATATCAACACCATCAACTATACTAAGCGCAACAAGTTGCTACATAAGAAGGGTTATATCTTCTTGACAAATTATGATGGTTTGGAGAACAGTGTATTCTTTAGTTCAGACCAGACTTTGAGCACTGGAGACTATCGCACAATCTCACGCTGCCGTGTAATGCACAAGAGCCGCCGTGTTGTACGTCGAGCATTGCTTCCTTATGTTAATCAAAACTGGGAAGTAGACACCACTACAGGCGAGTTCTCTGCTTCTGACATCACTAAGCTTCAGAATGTGGTGCTTGATGCACTCGACAACAACATGGTTGAGCCTGGCACTACTGTACCTCAGATTAGTGGACGCTCTTGTACAATTGCAGAAGGCCAGAACATCTTGGAGAGCGATCAGATTCTCATCAACTATTCTCTCATTCCGCTTGGCACTTCAGCAGTACTTTCTGTAACAGAGGGCTTTACTGCAACAGAGTCTAATGAATAGTAAGGTATCACATTAAATTCAAACAACAATGGCAGCAACAACAAAAATCAATAACGTAGCCTATAGCTGGTCAATGGTTCAGCTACAGACTAATCTTTCAGGAGAGAGTGCAAGCGCTCCAATCTTTGTTGACTGTACTTCAATCTCTTGGAGTACTGAGCGCAAGATTGACTCGATCTATGGTCTTGGTGGCCAGCCACGTAAGAGAGGCTTTGGTAACGTAACCTATTCAGCTTCGATTACATTGCCTTATAGTACACAGATAACTCTTCGTGAGAAGTCTCCTGACGGTACATTGCTTGGCCTTGGTGAGTTTAATCTCATCGTAAGCTGGGTTAATGACCTCGCAGAGAACACAACTTCAGAGACTGTGACTATTGCAGGCTGTCTGCTCGCCCAGTCTGGTATGGAGGCTAAGCAGGATGACACTTCAATCTCTAAGGACTTTGATTTGCATCCACACCGTATTTACACAAATAAGGTGGCAGCAGCTCAGAACCAGTCTTGGAGCCGCGAAATGTATAGCAAGTAATCGTTTATTATCGTCTTTGCAACCTGGGGGTGCTTCAGTGATGGAGTGCTCCCTTTCTATTTTTATGACTTAACTATTATATATAAAGAGCTTGTTAATTTAGACAATAATAAACTAAAATTTAAACATTCATGGAAGTAACATTAAATCCAGAAACCCAGCAGGAAAATGCTGCTGTAGTATTGAACAATTCAACATTGAGCATTCCTGTAGAGGTACGCACTCAGATTGCATCTAAGGCCTCGGAGCTGAAGGCTAAGTTTAACGTCAAGAAGGTATTCGTGGTCATCGTAGAGGGTGATGCAGAGGCTGGCGAGAAGCCATTCTATATCGCTTATCTTCGCCGCCCTAACATGATGCAGTTCTCTCAGTATATGACTTTCGTTCAGAAGGACTTGGTACAGGCAAATCAGATGCTTGCTCAGAACATCTTCCTCGATGGCGACAAGGAGCTGATTGACGATGAGGAGTTGTTCCTTTATGGTACAATGCAGCAGCTTAACCACGTCATTGACTCTCGCAACAGTGACTTGGTAAAAAAATAGAGCGTTGTAAAATAGAAGAAGGGGATCACTTCAGACAACGCTTAGCTCTTGCCGCCCACTATTATCCTCAATTCGACTGGCTAAGCATGACCGATGAAGAGTTTGCTTTCTGGTCAGAAAACGCTCAATGGGTTCATTCCCAAATGCTGATGGTGCAACAAGCAAACTCTTTAAGTTTACTTGGAGGCGGCAAATAACTAATAAAGTCATAAGGCTTGTGCATTTAAATATGTGCAAGCCTTTCTTTTTTACTATTAATAATAAAAACATCATGTCAGAAATAGGAATTGGCTATATAACCACCAACTCGTTTACCAAGGATAAAAAGCAAATAATGTTGCCAACAGACGAAAGTGTGTGTGGCTTGTTATTTGATACCAGTGATTTTTTTAATCCATTCGACGACTATCCTTTGTTACAGCAATTCTTTGATGAAGGGCAGACTCATGTCATAAATAATCTTACAGAGGCTAATATGTATGGCTTGTGTGACGAGAACTTTATGGCAGGCATACCTTATTACCATATACGCCAATTCTACGCTTACATAGGCTCTGATGCACCTTTATATATATGCTTCACTTCAGACACTGCTGAATGGTCTGCTATAGAATCTATGCAAATGGCTTCAGGTGGCAGAATCTTCCAAATAGGCGTGTGGACTACTAAGAAATTATGGGCTGCCAATAATGGTGGTGGATTGACATTCACTGACCTACTTAGCAATCTTGAGACTGGGGCAGAAGCTGTATGCGGTAAAGTTGGTGAAAGCTCATTAGGTTCAACTCCTCTCAGCATAATCGTAAGCCCTAATACAAGCACTGCTAGCTCTTCTTATGACTTGACAGACATCCCAGACGCAACCAAGTTGAATCTGCCAAAGGTTTCAGTATGCTTGATGCAAAATGGCTCTGAGAAGGTTCTTTTAATGCAGAATCAATGTCCGGACAAAACGCCTGTAGGCTCAATAGGATTACTGCTTGCTTGTTTGCATTTAGCTTATGCTGAAGAGTGTATTGGCTATGTCGATAAGTTTAACCTCAATAAAGATGACGACTTCTTAAATGCTGAGGTTTGCTTTAACGATAAGCACTTCAACGTCAAAGACATAATTTATATGGTAGGAAATCAACTGGCTCAACGAGGCTATATTACCCCATGCACCTATAAGGCTAAGGAAGCTGAAGTGTTCTTTAGTGGCGATCCTACAGCAAGTAGTGGTGACTATAATCATATAGCCAACAATCGAATTATTCATAAGTGCAGGCGAGTAATCCACTCTGCTCTTATACCGCATATTAACTCCCACCATATACTTGACGTAACACAAGGTGGACTTTCTGAAAGCTCTAAGACTGTTTTAGTCACAGACATCCTAAATAAGATAGACTCTATCATGGTCAATCCTGTAGGGCAGTCTCAAATTGATGGTAGAACTGTAGAGGTGGCTAAAAGTGGCGAAATACTGGAGACAGATGCCATTTCAGTAAGTGTAAGTATTGGTCTTATGAATTACAATAAGGTGATAAATGAAAAAGATGACTATGAAGTTTAATATTTAATTGGCTCATATTAAGATTGATTTTGCGTGGAGACTTGGGTGTGAGCTTAGGTCTCCATTTTTCTTGTCAGTTGACTATTAATAATAAACCATTTTTACACTAATTAAATACAAATATGGGTGAAGGAAATATTAAAAATTACCAAGTAAATTATGTGATTGAAGCGTCGGGAAATGCTGCTGAGTTTTTTGCAGGAATGGCAAAAAATGCAGAAGCACTTGTCGAGCCACTTAAAGCACTTGAAAAGCAGATTGGTACTGTTCAGACTTCTTTGAATAGTTTAAAAAGTTTGTTTAAAATTACCCCAACTGTAGATACAGAAACTTTAAGAACTCACTTAGGAAATGTAGAGGAAATTGTAAAGCAGTCAGCTGCACGCATGGCTGGAGACCTAAATAAAGTCATCAGCGGCGGATTCACTCTTGATAGAAGTAGTCTACAGAAAGTTAGACGCTCTGTAGGCGAAATCAAAAAAGAGATGAGCCAAGTCAATAATGATTTTATGAAGTACACTACCCAAAGTAAGGGTAGCTTGGCTGATGTTTATCAAGGGGGCAAAAGCAAGGGTAAGCCTATTATCCATGACTTGAAGGCTCTTAAAACTGAAAAAGAAAAAGCATTATACACCAGATATAAAGATTTAAAGGCTGAGTTAAGAGAGGCTGAGAAATACAGCGCCACACTATCTCCAACCGCTTCTTCAATCATAAATTCTTCAGCAAAGCATGAAGATATTTCGGCAACCGCTAAAGCAATAAAAGAGCTGAATAAAACAGTCACAGCGTGGAAAACGAAGAAGCCTATCACGGTTACAATAGATGCAAACATTTCTGATGCCCTTAGAAAGCTTGAGGAATTTATAACTAAAGCACAAAGCACTAAGGCTATTGTTCCTGTAGGCATTCAGCCAGTTGAAGAGAAAACTAAAGGTAAAGGCAAAAAGGCAGGAGTAGTAACTTCTCAGACTGTAACAGCAGCGGCCAGAGGACAAAAATCTGCTGTCGATATAAAGACAAAATTAAATACAGCCAAACTTACTGAAGACCTTACACAGTCTATTGCATCAATGCAAAAATTGGCTAATGAAAAGGCAGTCCTATTAAAAGCTTCAATAAATCTTGGTAAGGCTGGGTATCAACTCAACCAGGCTATGTCGTATCTGCAAAAAATGGCAGATAGTAAGCCAATCATGCTTACCGTTGCAACCGAGACTGCCCCAGCCAAAAAAGTTGTTACTGGAAATAGCAAGGCAAAAACTGCAAAAACGCCTGTAGTAGGTGGGGAGGCTATAAAGGAAGTAACAGCTTCCATATCAAAATTGCAAAGACTCGCTAATGAAGTTCCTATCAAGTTTAGAAGCTATTTCAACGGTGGTGACGCAGCAGAGGGAGCAAGTTTATCAAGAGGAAAAATACAACAGTTTATCAGTGAGAAGCCTATTGTATTTAGAAGCTACTTCAATGGCGGAGACGCTGCTGAAGGAGCAAGTTTGTCAAGGGGCAAAATACAGCAGTTTGTTAGTGAGAAACCAATTGTTTTTAGAAGTTATTTCAATGGTGGAGATGCCGCTGAGGGGGCGAGCTTGTCAATTGGTAAGATCCAGAAGTTAGTTAATGAAAAGCCTATAACCATCAAGGTTGTAACAGACATTAACAAAAAGGCTTCTCAGGTTACGGAAGCCCTTGCTAAATTGCAGCAAGCGGCAGATAAGCAAGCGATTAAGATAAAGACAGTATTAACAGCCACTAAAGCCACTTCAAACTTTACAAATGTAGTCTCTACAATACAGGGCTGGGCGGACAAGAAGTCAATATTGCTTAATGCAAAAGTAAAAGCAATTAAGCAAAGCACGGATTTTGAGAAGTCGATGACTAAAATCCAAGGCTGGGCAGACAAGAAACCTGTTGGACTTCACATCAAATTTGGTATTCAAGAGGCTTCTGCTAAGCTAACTCAGCTTATAGCAAAACTTCAAGAATTAGCAAATGGTAAGCCTATTGCTATTGCAGCTACCGCTGCCACTTCAGCAACAGCTACGACTCCAGGAGCTACTGCAACAGCTCCTACAACTTCAGGCGCAACTTCTTCAAATAAGAAAACTAATATCGCCTCGTTAACAGCTACGCCTGCACAAATTTCAGCATATAATCGACATCAGGCTGAGATGCAAGCAATGCGCGATGGCAGATGGATAGATCGCACAATTGCTGAGAGCAAAGAAAAAATATTAGCACATCAAAAGAAGCAGCAACTCTATAATTCTTTATGGGGTTCGGGCGCAATTTCAAGTGAGCGCTCTCAAAAAGCTGCAAAGGCTGCTGTAGAGAAAAATACTCAGGTTTTAGACCGTATCCGCTCTGCATCACCACAACCAGAACCAAACAAGAAAATTGCAAATCAAGGTGCCAGAGTAAAGCCTAAAGCAAGTTTAGAAGCTCGTGCTCGCGCTTTCTGGTACCCTTTTACTGGTAATACTTCATTTGGAGCACGCACCCCAATGGCCGTTGATATGGCAAAGGGTATGGGCACCATGTTTGCTGTTGGCGGTGCAATGTCGGCGGTTAGCAACTCTATATCTCAGTCAGTTGCGTACCAAAACATGATGAAGACTACCAATGCCATTCTGAAAAACGGTACAGATAATTATTCTGACAGCTCGTTCAAGGATATGGAAAGAGTGGTTCGTCAAGTTGGTAAGGACACAAAGTTTACTGCCCCAGAGGTTGCCAGTGCTGCAAAATTCTTAGCGATGGCAGGCTATGATACACCATCAATAAGTGCTGCAATCAAGCCTGTGTCAAATATAGCTTTGATAGGTGATACAAACCTTGGAGAAACTGCTGATAAGCTTACCAATGTGATGACCACATTCGGTATTAACCCTAAGGGAATGAACGATGTTGCCGATATTATGGCTACGACCTTTACTCGTTCTAATACCGACATGATGATGTTGGCTGAGTCTGCTAAATATGCAGGTGGCATAGCACATTTGTATGGTGGCAACTTTAAGAATAACTTTGCTGATGTGATGGCAATGTTTGGCGTTATGGGTAATGCAGGTGTTCAAGCTTCATCAGCAGGTACTACATTGCGCATGATGTATCAGAACTTGATGCAGCCAAATAAGAATCAAAAGGCAGCGTTAAATGAATATGGCATTACAACTCGCGACTCCAGTGGTAATCCGTTGGAAATGGCAAGCATACTGAAGCAAATTGCAGAAAAGGTTCCAAAGGCACAACTTGCTGATGCGGTTGGTAAAATGTTCCGTATTACTGCTCAGCCAGGTGCAGCCGCTTTGGTTCATGCTATGAAAAATGAAACCTTGCCTAAACTTATGGCAGCCAACAGAAATGCTGCCGGCAGTGGTATTGCTGAGAATATTGCAAATGAGAAAAAGAATACTATTGCAGGCTTGTGGTCACAGGTTCAATCTACCTTTACTGAAGGCATATTGCAAGCATTTGAAGGCAAGGAAGGCGGTTGGGCAGGTCAGTTAGCTCGACTGAGAGATTATCTTGCACAGCCAGAAACAATAGATATGTTAAGAAGCATTGTCGATTTGGTCGAGAAACTGGCTGAAATAATTGGTAGATTTGCCAAAATATATGCTAAGGTATATAACATGTTCCCAGGCTTGATAAATGGCTGGATGCACATTCAGTTAATTGCTACACAGTTTGGTTACTTAATGACTCCTGTGGTGCAACTAACATCTTTACTAAGCAAATTAAAAGGCGTGCTTACAGGAACAGCAGCGGCAGTAGCTGCTACTACAGCGGCAGAAACAATTGCTGGCAGAACAAGGCGAGCTAATGCTGTTACAGGAGTACTTGGAGCTACTTCTCAGTTTATTCCAAGGGGTGCCAGTCGTGGACTTGTTGCTGCAAATATTGCAGGGGGAATGTTGTCATATAATAAGCGTAGTCCATATAACAACTTCTATTCACCAATTACCCCTGTGCCTGTCGTTGATGTTCCAGGCCCTCTATCATTACGTCAAAATCGAGTAATACCTCTGAGTCTTGCGGCTCAAGCAGGCATACAAGAGAGAATTGCTTTGTATGAAAGAAGCCGCATGTATCAGATGGGAAGCATGACTAAACACCAGAAGAAGCAGCTTAACGATACAATTAACAGAAAAGTTGCTGAGTTAAGAGCCTCTACAAATCCAAGAGTGGTTACTCCTTTACCATTATGGGGCTACCCAAGCTTAGGACACTTGACACACGACTACGGAAGGACTACTTCTACAGCATATCGTTATAGAGCAGGTATTGACAAGGTTATGCCTTTTAATAAATACTCTAATGGCGCTTCAGCGATATTACATGGTGGTAAACGTGATATTAGCAAAGCTGACAAATATCGCCTTTACGCTCAAAAGTGGGGTGCTATTAGCGCATACCAAAAGGTGCCTGCTGCAAAGCGTGCTATGGCTGCAGAAAAGGCAGAAATGTATCTCCAGGCGGCAATGTGGGCTTCACAAAACGAAAATGCTTTAAGACATAAGCGCATATCTGATATAGCCGCAAAACGACACGCCGCACGCGGAATTATAAATGGAGATGTGGTTAGCCGTTACGCTCGCACAGCAAACTGGAAGAATGGCATGGGACTTGCTTGGAAAAACTCCTTCTCAGCAGGTAGAGCTATGGGCGTTCTTCAGTTGAGCGGTATCGTTGCGTCTTTGAAGGGCATGTTTGCTTCGTTAATAGGTGGTTTTGCTAAGGCTATAGGTATGCTGACAAGCCCTGTAGGTTTGGCCGTTGGTGCTTTGGCTCTTCTTGGAGCTGGTATATACAAAATATACAGCGACTATCAAGAACGTAAGGAGCAGCTTGAACTCGCAAAGGGAAATAGTAAGTGGGTAGAGGAATCTTACAAGAAGATTAATGCCAACAAACTAAGCGGAAGCATTGAGGCTGGCGGATTTAAACCTGTAGAAGTTGGATACGCTAAGCAAGTAGAGGAAGGCTCCCCATCTTATTCTTTAAAGGATAATAATGTTGCAGCTGCCATTATTGATGGCAAGACAGATTCACTTACAGGTAATGAAATATACAGTCGTTATGTCAATAATTACAAGTATTTGCCAAGTGATCTTGCAGCGCAATGGAAGCGAGATACAAGTATCAAAAACGAATATGAGTATATTGCAAAATATGGAAGTCCTACAGACAACAGTGAACAGAAGCGCCTATTACATAAGAGGTATTTGGAGTTAAGTAAGACAGCACCTGAAAGGGCACGCAAGATGGCTGTCATCTCTCAGTGGGCGGACTTAGCTGTTAACCAGTCTGATGTAGTTCAAGCTCAAAAGGATTTGCAAAAAGCCATTTTTGATAAGGACTTCAATCGTGTAAGGAGCATATTGAATGCTTATAAGCCTACTTCCTCACAAAAGATGTCGGCGATGGTTGACGCAAAATCTATTGGCAAGCTGCAAGATCCTTCAAAGTTCTATGAGTGGCAATATGCTCAGTATAAGCTGTTACAAGACACTTGGAAGAATTACGAAGGCCCTTCACAGAACTATTCTAAGGCTATGTCATTAATTGACGAGCTGAAGGGTATGAAGAAGGAAAGCCTCGCTAATTTTGACGGTACTAAGTTAGCCCAGGCACTCTTCTCTGCTGTCCCAATCCAATACAATGGTCATGCTGCCCAGATAACACTGGACAAGATGGGCAGAGTAGACTGGATAGCTTTAGCACACTCAGTCAACGAAGGTATTCCATTCACAATAGCTGAGCAGCAAGAAATTTTGCGCAATACATACGATGCAATTTATAATGACCCAAATATTAAAAATTTTGCGTCAGTTATAGGCTTGCTTGAGAAGTATTTGCCACAAATAGCTAATCAGCAAAGTCCTTATGGTGAGGAGCATTGGAAACCTGGTGAAATAAATGACAACAACCCATTCCAACCTGGTGAGGATAACATAAGAACTCCATATGCTGCACCGTCGGGAAAGCCTTCAGTATTAAAGCCTGTAAAGCTTACGGATTGGCTTAAACCAAAAATGACATTGCCTACTTATGTGAGCGATTTGGATGAGGAAATGAAAAAGCAGAAAAAGAACCCATACCTTTGGGGTGCTGTTAATTATAAAAATAAATTTGCTGGTAATTTCCCTCAAAACACATCTGCCACTCACAATAATAGTGGCAACTCTACAAAAACAGGTACCACAGGTCACAATAGCTCAAATGGAAAAGGCCAAAAGGAGTATCAAAATACCTACAATAGGGCGTCTGCTCGTCCTACGCAGGTCATTATCAATATTGACAAATTGGCTAATTTTGATAGGACTGCAATCGCAGGAAATTCTGATGAGCGAGCTATAGCGGAAGCTATTGAGACAAAGATAGCTGAAGCAGTTGCTATGGTAAGTGCTCAAGCGTTAAACTCTGCAAGTAGTTTGATAGCTCAAGGGGTGTAATAATATAGGTGGCATCATAATGGTGCCACCTATTGTTTTAATTAAAGAGTGTTTTAAAAATTTCGTAATCTTCAGGAATCGTAAAAAGTACAATTAACATCCCCTTTATTTCATTTTTTGGAGCAACTACTGATATGCACGCGTAATATTTTTGACAATCCCATGCTGCAACAGTATACTCTGCAACATTGTCTCTGCTTCTTGTACGTGATTCCTTATCAGGCTCGCCATAATACTTTTTAAAGAAAGCTAATACTTTAGCATACTTCTTTTTTATTTCAGTATTATATGTATATGACGCATACGATATATTTCTTACTACCTTACTTTCTCTATTAGATGGATTGATTCCTATCTCTTCAAATTCTAAACCTGCTAAAGTCCTATTCGTAAGTGTATAGCCAGAATTATCTTGTGTGCTATAAAAAACAATTTTATTATCTACAAGTGTCTTTATACTATCCCCCAACAGCACTTCAGGTCTAAAAACCTCGACCTTAGCTTCTTCTTTTTGAGGGTGGTTATCTTTAGCAGCTTTCTTATTACAAGATGTAAGTGCCATCAATGTCATGGCGATAAATGCAATTGTCTTAATATTCATATGAGGTTTATTTGATGGTTTAGATTGGCAAAGATACGGCAAAATATCGAGACCATCCCAGTTTTTTCAATTTATTTTCCACCAAACTATTAATAATAAAGAAATATAACATAAAGAAAGCAATGGATAATTTCACATGGAATGTGACTAATGGGTTCGTGGCAAGCAGTATAGGAGCAGCCTTTGACACCATTCAGTCCAAACTTGCAAATGGCGGTAGAGACCAAAAGGTAAAGTTCTACTGGGACTACGGTCGCGGTGGAGCCATATTCAATGTCATGGCTCGCAAATTGGTTGGTGGTGCTGTAAGCGTTGCCAGTAATGAAGCTATGTCAGCCTATAAGAAACTGGTAGGCGGTAAGAAAGCAGACCCTTCAAGTGTGGCTGCTGAAGAAATGACTAAACGAGTTGAAGAGATTCAAAAGGGTGCAGCAGACAAATATGGTTTCATTAAAATAAACGAAGGAAAAAACTGCATACGTGCTTTGGACGACTGGGGATGCGTTTGCTATGATGCACTAATGCTGTCCATTCCAGTGGCTAATAAAGTAAATTGTTCAGGAAATATAGGCTACTTTGATAAAGATGGAAAAATTCAAAACGCTAATTATGGAGTGGTTAGCGACCACCTGGTATGGTATGACACTACTGCTTTGATAAACCTCACTTCAGACAAAGATTTGGTACTGACAAGAGTAGCAGGTCGCGATTATAGTCGCAAGGAATTGGTAAGTAATGGTGACTTGAACTTCTCTATAAGTGGTCATATCACCAGTAATATGCCAGACGTATACCCAACTAAGGAGGTTCAAAAGTTTCGTCAAATAATGCAATACAAGGGTATTATAGAAGTAAATAACGAGTTCCTTGACCAATGGGGTATCAAAAAGATAGTAATCAAATCATTCAACATGCCATCAGGGGAAGGCAAGAAATCTGTCCAGGACTATTCCTTTGAAGCTGTGGGAATACAGCCTGATGCGGAGGCAAACGTATTGGAAGATACCATAACATTTATTGATACCGTAATACAGCAAGAAACAGATAATAGCGAGTCCTTAACTTGGAAGGATATTCTACAGAAGCAGATGGAAAACCTGAAGGCTCAATCAGTACAATTGGCTTCTCAGGGTTTAGCTTTGGCAGATGGTTATTTGGATAAAACAATGGCTAAAATGTAGTTAGTATGGCAGAAAAGACATTTGATAGACCCACTATAGAGCTTCAACCCTTTGCAGAAACTCCAAAATACACTTACCACGGGGCTGCCGACGATCGCTTGGCCATACTGGTGTGTCGTATAAAAGTATGGAAGCCTAAAAACAATAAATGGTTTGATATACCTACAGGAGACAATTGCCTGGTGATACGCGAGTGTGAATCTATTGAAATAACAAACTCTTATAAGGAACTGATTAGTAAGGCTGTGTTGCGCTTTCCACGTGGTACAATAGTGGAAAAGATGGCAAATAGAGGCTTATTCACTTCAGCGGACAGAAGCGCAGGCATAGGCATGTTTTCTAACCTTAAACAAACAGTGGGCTTGAGTGAGGCTACAGCGAGTGGAGACTTCATGGAGTATTCTATGCAAAGTGTAAAGAAATCAGATAAGGTGCAGACTACCATTAAGCCTAAGGGGGATTTGCTTCCCTTGGATGGTACCCAGGTGGATGCAGGGCTGACAAGTCTTAACAAACACCTTGCAGAGAAAGATTTGCTCAGCCAAAAAGACTTCTCCATTGGTAATCGTGTAGAGATATACTTGGGGTATGCCTACTCAGAAGACGAATTTAAGTCAATGCAGTCCGATAATAATATAGTCCCTGCCAATATGGAGCTTGCCTTTACTGGTTTCATTACTGGCTGCTCAGTGTCTACCCCTTTGGAAGTTGAATGTGAAAATATGGCTTATGTCCTCAGCACCATTAACGTCCCAGATATTACTGAGAAGGGCACTATGACCATTAAAGACTTCCTTGATGATAATGGAAGATTTCACTTGCTTAAAGATACTGGTATTAAGCTTGCCGTTCCAGCAGGCGATACCACTATTGAAGTTGCAAAGTTTCATATTAGTTCACAACTTACCGTAGCTGATGTCCTAAGTGAATGGTCTAAGTATGGCATAGCTTCGTTTATGGAGAATAATACTGATGGCACAGCTTCTTTGAGAGTAGGTAAAGTATATTATGCAGGCAAGGGCGGCGGAGCGTTGCCTACCAAAGACAAAAACTACATCACTTACAATAAGGAAACTCAATACAACATCATTCAATTTGACTGGGATGTGGCTAACGATGGTCTCAGTTTAGCAAACACAGACAAGAAGTATTTGGCAGTTAGAGCTATTGGTAGAGAAAAGGACGGAAAACAAATCCATCTAACAATTAGAAGGACTGATAGCTCCTCTAATGATTGGGGTATAAGTGAGGATGATGAAACATGGTCGGTAGTGAATGAAAAGACCACCAGGAAAAAGCTTAAAAAAGGAAGGGTTGCCGCAGGTCAGAGACGTGAACACGTGCCGGGGACTGTTTACGATAAAGTGAAAAACAAAGTGGATATGAAAAACTACACTGTTGTGCCATATATCAGCCTTACCAAAAATTGCACCAGAGATAAGCTGATAGAAGAGGCAAAGCAGTATTGGGGCAAGTACGTCCCCAATGGCATTTCAGGCGTGCTTACAATTTTTGGAGACCTTAAAATAAAGCCTTCTGATATTGTGGGATTGATAGACCCACGTCAGCCACAAAAGAATGGTTATTACCTGGTGGAATCTGTAGATATAACATTTGACACTAATGGCTACCGTAAAAAACTGAAGCTTCCATATAAAGTGGCCAGCTTCAAAGATTATCCAACATATCAATTATAATACTATGAGTTTAAGAGGAAAAATAAATGCAGTCAATAAAGACTTCTGTAGTGCTATGAGGAGCGTTGCTCAAAACGGACTCGTCGATCCTCAAGGTGGCACATATGGCACGCGCAAAATTTCTGGATATGTTTGCAATATCCATCCCATAGATGATGAGAATGACGAACTGAGGGGTACTGTAGATGTGCAGGAGTTTGACTATATGCCTGGCGAGGATTCAATAGAAGGTGCAGGTCTCCACAAAGGAGTGCTGTGCTCAGCTATTCAATCCAATAAGTCTGGAATGTATATTATGCCATCATTGTATTCAGATGTTATAATAGTACAAGACCCTGTAAATTTGGAAGAGTATGTTATGATGTGCTCTCATGTGGACACTATTCAGTTGCAGAGCAAAGTGGGTTTAAAAGTGGGCGTTGTAGAAACAGAGCCTTTCAAGGAGGATGATGAAGACTCTCCAGATATGGATGACCTTAAAGAAACTGGAAACTCGGCATATAGCGAATACAGTAAAAACAAAATAATACATACTGTCAAAACCCCAAATGGTGATGTTTCTGTTTCGCAGTCGCCTGATGGTGTATCTGTGTCGGCTAAAGATAGTGTGATAAAGATAAGTGCTGATGGCAGTGTGACTGTTTCTGCTAAGAAAGTGGAATTTAAAGGAGGTGCACTGATACGTAAGGGTAAAGCTAATTTGGATGGTCAAGGCGGCTTCTGTGGTATTCCTGTATGTCCTTTTACAGGCGCAGTTCATACTGGTTCTGAAATAACAGGAGGTTAATGTATGAGCAAGGAAGCATTTGCAAAACTAATCATTACTAAGCTTAGGTCTGCTGTGGGTACTGATGGTGTTAAATACACCTCAGATACCCCAACAAAGGCTCAGCAAGCATTGGCCGCCGCTATTACTGAATATCTGATAGCTAACACTGCGGTAAAAATATCATACAATGGTGTTTTGACTTCAGGCACTGGCACAGACACCGTGGTAGCAGACACTCTTAAAATTACAGGTTCATGCGGTTCTATTGGTAAGCCTTCAGATTTCTCCTCTTGGGTAAACAAAATACAGTCTGTCATAGCCTCTTCCTTTTCTGTGGTTTCCCCTGGTGTAAATGGCGTAGTCGTTCAATTTCAGCCTTTTAATTCTGCCAAGGGAGCATTGCAAATTTCACAAGGTGATTTGAAAGCAGTCTTTGAAAAGAACATGTCAGACCCAACCAATGCTGTGTGGCAAGTTATATCTGGCAAAATCATAAACTGGATAAACTCTAACTTAGGCAAAAACCCCGCTATTACAGCTATTTCCGCCACCAGACCTGGCGTGTCAGCAGGCACAGCTTCATTGACTTCTATTACAATTTCCTAAACTTTTACCATTTGACTATTAATAATAAAGATAATCAATGGCAAAAGATATAATTATAGATACTCAGCTTGGCGATTTGGTCATGTCAGAAGGCAGCCTTCAGACCTCATTTTGGGATGTGGTCTGGGGCAGACTTTTTGATGCTGATGGCGAATTGGAATATATGAATATAATCGTCCCAAGCAAGAGTATTGGGCTTGTGCGATATAAGGACGGAGAATATGAGTGTTTCGCCAAGGCAAGCTATCGACCCGTCAATAGCGAGTTCTTGGTAAGATTAGTAGTTAAGAATATAGCTACTGATGGGTATAATACTATCTCGGATTATCAACCAAACGCTCCAGAAGCAATGGGTGCAGTTTATTATCCTAAATATTCTGACCGACCACAAAATATCCACGCTTGTCAATTGCCTTTGGTAGACTCTGATGGTAAATTTAAGGTTGTATTTGCTAAGTATGGCAATAGCACATTCGCCAGAGCAATTATAGCTTCACCAAAAGACATGAATTTTATTATAGATGAGTCTGATAGTCAATCTGCTCAGCTTTTAGCCCAATGCGCTCCTGGGAAATACTATCGTTACCCAACTACAGGATTGGACTTAACTAAGTATATTAATTCTGTAGTTGAACATACTGATATGACATCTCAGCTTCTGAAACAGTATTCAGCTGATTTCAAACAAGTCACAGAGGCAGAGTTTGATAGCAATACTGGTGATTTGCAAGTTGTATTCTCAGGCACTTCAGAAGCTGATGATCAGAATCTAACAGACCCAGATAAACTTGACGTAGAGTTGTTCCGTATTGCTGATGATGACTTTGTACGAGAGGCATATAGGGCTTTAAAGATGTCAGAGTGCGATAACGCCGAGTTCATCAGTGGCATTGAAGATACGCCAAAGCTTATAGGTATATATGATGTTGGATATTCTGCAAAATTAGACCCCATAATGCCTGATTCTATAGAAGCCTACGTTATAGATGATTATGGAGAATGGATACCTTCAGACAGTTCTTATGTTGCTACAATGGAGCTTAAAACAGGTAAAATCTATGCGATAAATTATACCAGTTCTATCATAAAGCAAGCTAAACCTCGCCCTGGAAGTCTTTATCGTCATTGGGGGCATGACCCACTCTTTACCTTGTCAGATGACAATGATATTCTGTATGTTGACGACCCATTCTCTACAAGATGGTATGGTGAATTGATAGCCTATAAAAACACCTTCACTAATCGTAGATGTTTTATTCCATTAGTAGACTGTACAGTCACGTTTTATGCAGGCGATACAGAGGATTATCTCAAGACAACAGGCTACGGCATACGCCCTATAACTGATGTGAAAGGCAATTATAGCTCTCTCATTCTCTTAATGGAAAGCCAAATTACAGGTAAGCTCATTGGTGTAATAAGTAGTGACTCTATTATTAAGGACGTTAAGATAGACGTTAAGACAAATCAAATATTAATAATAAAATAACAGATATATGGCAAGTTCAGAAGCACTTATTATAGGTACTGTAGTCAAGCACCGTGGCGAATATGATAGTAAGACAACCTATTATAGAGGCAACCAGGTAACAATGTATGGCAGTGTCTTTCAAGCAATAAGTACCGCCTTTAGCGATATTCCGCCTGTTACAATAGCGGATAATGGCAATATTCAAATTGCTAACGCTGGCACGTGGAAGTGCATTATAGATAATATAAAAACTTACAACAACAATCTCAATATCACTTCAATTCCTGAAGATGAAATTAAACAGTTGTTTAGCTAATCAATACCACTATGACCCAATATCTTGACAAAGCAGGTCTTGCGACTTTTAAAGAGCTGGCGGACAAGGCATACGTTCATAATGAAGCTGAAGCGATTACTTCAGAACTGTATGCTAAAGAAAGTATATATGGCGACCACATTTATAAAGGCACTATTTGGGGGTATCATATTCACAATAGCACCATTAGCGCTAAAAACCTGATGAGAGAGTCTGTGGAAACTGAGAAAATAAAGGATGGAGCAGTGACCGCGCAGAAATTGGATGGCTCTGTCTATACTGCTATAACAAAACACATAAATACCAATAGTTTTTATATTATAGATGGCATTACCACAGAAGATTTCCCAGGTGGAAGCACTACCAGCAATGTGTCACGTACCATTTATTGTAAGGGGTATTTATTGGGTAGTTTAAATGGGAGCCCTGTCAACAACTATCCAAACAAAGAGCAATTTGGAATAGTAGAAAAGGTCAACGATACCATCTCATTGCCAAAAGCTCCAATAAATGCCTTATACTTCAATACAAAAGATGGTCTGTTATATTATAACACAGGCACTGAATTAAGGAAGATTTTTGATGATGTTAATGAGGCGTCGCAAATTGGAGCCACACTTGGCTTGCTAAGCATTTCTGATTACGATACTATAATGAATGTTGTAGGTGGAGCACCAACAGAAGCCATCACATCAGCTGAAATAGACCAACTATTTGGATAACAAGGGTGGAACTTAAAATACAGTTCTATCTATTATAAATAAGACAATACAGAATAATATGACAAAATTTTTAGATTTAGATGGGCTAAGAAAGTTCAAGGAACAAGCAGATGCAGCATATCTGCCAGCCAAGGGGACAATTCCATTGACAGGTTCTATTAATCTTACTACTGAAAGCGTGGCGAGCTTAGGTATTAAGTATGCTAAGGTGGCTAATAATAGCCTTAACTTCTACGTTATAGCCGATAGTAGTGGCAACTTGCCATCATCAGAAACACGCATCAATATCAACTCTTCGATTACAAGTCTTATAGGTGCAGAGGGTGCGAATGTTGGTGATTTGTTCGTTGTAGGCAAACTTAGTCTGAAGCCTGTATATAAGATAATCCCTCTTAATGATGCTAAGGCTGCTAATTCTGAGTTTAAGGGTACTGAAGGTGTTGTCACTCCGTGGGACAAATCACAAATAAATAAAGTGCCCAATCTTGAGAATGCGGTTAATACAGCAAAAAATAATATGCCCACTTATTCTACTGATAATATGAATAATGCCCTTAATACAGGTGTTTACCCCTGGTGTACCCTTGGTAGACCTACTGGTTCTACGGGTGCGTATACTTGTATTACAATTTGTACCACTACTAAAGACAATAGTGGCTATGATACCATAGAACAAACTGCTTATGGCAGACAAGGGGAGCTTGGTAGAATATTTAAGAGGATTATATTCAAGAAAGGCGGTGAAATTCAATTTGGAGATTGGATAGAGGTTAGTTTTTCCATTCAAAATGAGACTCTCACCAAAGAAAACTCTCGTATTGCAATGACAGACAAATTAATATTTGAAGATAACGACGGAAATTTAAAAAAAATATCGGTAGTTAATTTCTTATCTTCTTTACAACAAGGTAGTTGTTATTAAAAATAAACCTCATGCTTTAGTTAATAAAAATCTATAAGACTATTGTAGGTCTTAGGCACAAGAGGTAATATATAAAAATGAATATGAAAGTAGCTATTTGTGCAATAATAAAAAACGAACATAGGTATCTTAAAGAGTGGGTGGAGCATTACCTTAATTTAGGATTTGATGAAGTCTTTTTGGGAGAAGATGCTTCAAGCAGATCTCATCAGACTATTATAGATGAGATCTCTTCCAATAAAGTAAAAATGGTAAAATTATCCAACTCTGCTGCAAGAACTAACATTCAATTAAATTTGTATCAAAAATACTTTGAAAAAAATAAAAATAAATTTGATTGGATTGCATTTTTTGATATAGATGAATTTCTTATATTGGAGAATGAGACATTACATCAATTCTTGTCAGATTATGAAAGTTATGATGGAGTGTGCCTTGCTTGGAAATATTATAATGCAAATGGGTACATCAAAACTCCTGAAGGGAATGTTGTGGATAATTACACAAATTGCTTTTGCTCGCCTATAAATGATTGTCAAGTTAAAAGTATCGTAAATTGCCATAATATACAAAATATAGAATTTATACACGCAGCCTCCCATAACTGTGTAGATGTTTTTAAGAATTATTCTTTTAAGTCTTCTCTGTTTGGAATGGGTTATGCAATCCCTAAATATTGGCACAGGGCTTGGATAAATCACTATTTCACTAAATCTTGGGAAGAATGGGTGCAAAGAATGATAAGGGGAAATATGCAAAATAATTATCGGACTTTAGATACTTTTTTTGAATATAATCCAGATTTGCAGGGTAGGCAAAAGGAACTTACGATAGAGGCTGCTAAATTAGCCAGTTCTTTTGCAAATACAAGAATATTTTCTAAAAAATATAGTCTATATTCAGATAAATATATAAATGAACTAAAAGAATCCTTTTTTGAAAGAATAGGGATGCAAAGTCAAAATAGTCATTCTGAAGCAACATGATATTGTGTTGTAATATATACGTTTAATAAATAAGAAAAAGCGGTGGAAATCCATCGCTTTTCTTGTTTTGTGGAGATTTGACTATTAATAATAAACAGATAATGAGAATTATAAAAAGACTTTGGAGCAACTTTAAGGCTGACACGCCAAAGATAGCTAAAAGAGTAAGAAACATTGCAGCTGCCATATCAGGGTGTGCTTTGGCTGTAATGACCGCATTACTGGCTGCTCAGAGCCAAGTGCCTGATTGGTTTAGTAATATTTACCCTTACCTCATAGGTATTCCTGCCGCTATAGCTTTTATAAGCCAATTTTCAAGTAACAAAAATGAATAAGTATATAACAAAATCAGGACAAAACCTATATGATGTAGCACTTGCTATATATGGTTCTGTAGAAGGGATTTTTGATTTGCTATTAAGCAATCGTGAAATCTCTTTAGAAACTGTATTGACAAAAGGCACAGAGCTATCATATCACGATGATTTTATACTTAATCGTGACATTGCAAATTGGTTCATTGATAATGAAGTTACCGTCAAAAATGGCAATACACAAATACGCCAGTTTAATGTCCTGGAAGAGATAAAAGATTGGCATGAGAAAACCAACTCACAGAACTTTGATGCGATCACATCTAAATTTGTTATTTCCGTCTCTGGGGTAATAAATAAGCCAAATATATCTATAGGAGGGCAAACAAATAGACCTGGCACTTCAATAGGCGGAACCACTCAAAGACCAAACACTTTTTATCCAAATTGGGGAACATCAAACAGCTTTAATCAGACCGCTCTTAAAAACAGTTTGTATGCAGCAGGAATGATAGAGCTGCCTTCAGACCCAGACGAGCTTGAAGAATATTACGAACTGGCAGCCCTTCCCAAGTTTAAAATAGTGCAATTGGGCAAGGAGTCCGCCATAACTATGGAAATACCTCAGAATCACTTTGTAGCTATAGACTGGGGAGATGGCGAGGAAATGAGTTTTTATCACTACAAAGGCTCACCAATAATAGCAAGGCACTCTTATGAGGGTGTGGGAGAACACTGCATAATACTATATGGAACTAACTCCTTTAAAAGTCTTGACTTTACCAAAACAAATGGCATTTACTATGCCTTGACTGACATTAAAGCAAAGAAGTTCATTACGCCTTTTCCTAATGCGGAGGAGTTGAATAAATTAATTATAACATAACATCAATATGAGTAGAAGTGTAAGTCAAATATATGCAGAAGCAGTTGCAACACGCAATAACTATCTTCAGATTTCTCCACTTAATAGCGGTAGATCTGAAAGCAAATTGTCGGTCATTAATGTAATGACCTATGTAATGGCAGTCTTGATTCATAGCTATGAGGTATTGCTTGATATATTTCAGCTTCAGATAGCACAATTGATAGCTGATAGAGCCTGTGGAACGCCTGCATACTATGCTAAGATGGCTAAGTACTTCCAGTATAATTCTGACACAGAATCTATGGATGAGTTAGTATATGATGACAGCGTCTTTCAGATTAAATTTAAGACGTATGATGAGTCTCATAAGATAATTGCGAAATCTGCATATCAGTATGATGTTGAACAAGGATTGGTGCTAAAGGTTTGCAAAACCAATACCAACTCAACGGAAAATGAAGGCGGTGGTATATATACTCGCCTTTCAGATAATGAGCTAACAGCCTTTAAGAACTACATGGACGAAATTAAATTTGTAGGTGCTAAGATATTCTGCCGTTCTACATTTGGAGACATATTATCCATTAATGCTAAAATCACTTATGACAACTTGTATATAGACGAGGAGCAGGCTCTTGAAAATGTAAAGACAGCCCTCGTAAATTATATTAAGCAGTTGGATTTTAATGGCTTCGTCTACTATCAATCTGTAATAGATGCAATACAAAATGCAGAGCATATAGTAAGCGTTACGGGAGTAGGGGGAAGTGGTAAAGAATATGCTCTGGTCACTCTCTCAGAATATGATACAGTCAGCAAGCAATATAAGTCACCTGTCAATGTTGTAGAGAGACGCACTCCTAATAGTGGTTATCTGACCTTTATTGATGAAACTTCCAAAGATCGTACAACAACACTGGTGGCGGATGAAAGTCACTTCGTATTTGTAAAAGCTAAAACAGACTATACATTCTAATGGCAGTAAGTGTTCAAAAATATACAGTCAACAGCAAGACCCTATTAGGGCGACTGATTCCATTTTTCTTACGTGGTAAGCGGATGTTGCAGTTTCTCTCAGCAATCAGCTCACCATTGGATGATGTTAATAAAGCCTTTCAATCTTGGGCATATAATACCTTAGTGGACGCTGCAACAACATCTCAGGTTATTGTGTTAAAGTGGGCTTTGAAGAATAAGTTTGGTCAGTATTTCTATAACGAAGACGACGAGTTTTCTATAGACACTTATGCAAGAAATGATTATGCTACTCTATATGAAGACAGAATAGAGATGGATGGTGCTCCAGAACACACCATTAAGCAAGTCTACATGCCAGAAAATAATGCAGATACAACGCTTGGTGGCGAAGAGGTAAAGAATAAAGTGATTTTGCGTGATAAAAACGAAATCATTTCAGAATCAAATGAAGTCCTTATCGCAGCACCGATGTGCAATAAACGCATAACAGAAGAAATGTATCAAAAAATGATAGAGCGATATATTGAGCAACAATTAGTGTATGATGTTGAATATAAAGTAGTAATATCTAAAACTAAGTAATAATGAAGGAATTTCAATCAACAACAGGTGGTAGACACGCTTATAATTCAGACTTCAAGAATCTACAGGAGTTGGCATTGGCAATGCAGGAAATATTCCGTGAGTGTGGAAGTAACTTTGTTATCTCAGGCTGTAATGTAGCTGATGGTACTGTTTCTGATGGCTATGTTTATATTGGCAATAGAGTATGCAAGGTTAAAGCTGCCGACAATTTGCAAACCACCAATTTGTACATTGTAGCAAAGCAAAAGAATGGAGACTCTATTCCATATGCTGATGGTGGAGCAGACATTCAATATATAGATTATTATGCGGAAGCCACTAATAATAATCCAGGCGGTGCCTCTCATATAGCATATAACGCCACCACAAAAAGCTTTCCTAACTTAGCGACAGCTTTTTTCAACAATTATGCTGTATGTAAGGGGTTGAGAAACCAAGTTATAGATAGTTTAACGGTGCAGACAGAGTTAACCGTTCCAGGACAGCTATACGCCCCAAAGGGATTACGTATTACAAGTGATACAACCATTTCAAAGATTGGCAATGATGTTTGCATTACCAATGGCAACTGTACCCTTTGTTTCAGCAAAACTGGAACCATTACTGTAAAGCAGGGTAACACCATTCTTTTTTCGTTCTCAGACGCTTCAGGTACTGGACGTGTTACATTCAATAGCGTGTCAGTACAAACCGACCTGCGCACGAAAAAGCTGTATCTCGATGGCGTAGATGTCGAGAGTAAATTTGTTCCGCTCGGCACAGTGCAGATGTGGGCAGGCCCTGACAATAAAATACCAGCCAACTATAAACTGTGTAATGGCGATGCGATTAGCTGTACAGACTATGCAGAGCTGTATGCAGTCTTAGGTGATACATTTAACCTTTCAGCAAAAGCTGGTAGCGGCTTTTGGCCAACCCCAGGTAAGGGGTTGTTTAGACTGCCAGATTTGAGGCAACGCTTTATAGTAGGTTATAGTCCAGGCCACGGAACTTATGGCCGCATTAGTGCTGTTGGTGGAAAGGAAAAGCACTATCTATCCATTGATGAAATGCCATCTCATTCGCACACCTTTGATGACTATTACTATATAGAAAATGCAGGTGCGCTTCCCAATAATAAAGTATATGGTCATAAAAAACATATAGGTGGTCAGTATATGGGTACAGCTCATACAGACTTTAATAATGATTACCTGTTATATGTCAACCATGAAGGCGATAAGGCAGGAAATGGTCAAGCACATGAGAACCGTCCCCCATTCTATGTTCTTGCCTACATTATGCGAGTAAAATAATTTTAAAACTTATAAGATATGAAGATTTTTAACTACAGCAATGACTATGTTAGAGCTGAAAAATTCAAGAAAGAGAGTGTAATAAATGTTGACAATCAGACAAAGGACGATAGACCAGAGCCTACTGAAGAGGTTTCAACAGAAGCCGTTGAAGCCCCAGAAGTCAAAGAAGAGGCTGAAGTCGTGCCTGAGGAAAAAGCCAACAACCGCAATCGAAAGAAGAAGTAATTCGGTCAAAAGAACAGTATTCAGCAAAACCCCATTGGGCGATTTCTTATTAAAGTATTGTCCAACAGAATATGAGCTGATTACTAAAGCTAAAAGCGAAGGGCAGAGGGTAAGTGCCGACTTGGTGGAGACGATCGCCTACCATAGCGACAACCCCGCCTTTCGTTCTATTGACTTTCGTAAGGCACTATCAGATTATAGGCGATACAAATGCAAAACACCAAATAAAGTGCAATTTAACTTAGATAGCGAAATAGCAGCTATCAAGTATAGGCTGGGACTGAAGTAGTCTCAGCCTATTTTTTTTACCACTTATTCTTGTAGTGAGCTCTCTTGTAAGCCTCATGGCTATTGACAACATCAATGCCATGCTCCATTCTCATGTTGTTGAGTTCTGTCTCTGCCATCAAATCCACCATGTCATTATATTTGTTACCACAATGGCCTTTAATCCAATTGTACTGAAGACGTAAACGCTTTTTGTTTGCCTTATGGTTATTGATGAGAGAGCGATTTGCCTGCCCCTTCCATTTGCCAGACAAAACATTCAAAGCATACTGAGAGTCTGAATAGATAGCCACTTCAGCATTGTCTTCTGGGATGGCTTTGCAGCCTTCAATAATGGCTGTAAGCTCCATAATATTGTTGGTTGTGTTAATAGTGCCTTTAGAAAATGATTTTACTACATTTTTCTTTTGGTCGAGGATAACATAAGCGTAGCCACCTTCTCTTCTTATTGAAAGATTATCACAGCTACCATCAGTATACAAAAGATACTTCATAATACATAAAATAATAAGAAAGACACTGTTTTAATCAATTTATGAAGAAAAAATAATTTCTCCTTTACACCAAACATTCAAGGGGAGACTTGCGAGAAAGTCCACAAAAAGTCCTAAGGCGGTTGTACCCACCTCAGACATTTTTGCGGCCTCGACTATGCCCCATGAACCCTTTTGGTAAAGGAGAATTAGGCTGATTCTTCACAGCCCCATTCAATGGTCGTCTACGCTCGGCTATGGAGCAAGAGTCATTTAATCTTGCACTCCATTCAGCAAACACGTGCTTCAGCTACAGATTTACCACCATAATTGTGTTGTGGTCTGCTCCCTGTTCTGTACGGCTCGTCCTCGGCTCCATCCACACACGGTTGTTCGTGTATTTCTGTATAAAGCTGTAACAAGTCTGTCCCCTCAGTTTGGCTGGTGCGTCCCTGGTTCCTTTCATCGTTAAGCCCCAGCGTCTTAGTGTCTACCCGCCAGCATTAACGACAATCCACTTACTATCCTTTTCTCTTCTTTCAGTTTTCACCTTGCCATTGGTGCTGAATCCATCAAGGTCATAGTGCGTTTTATTCGTTCCGTCATTGCTACACCCAGTGGAAAGTCTAACGGCAACTACTGCATCCCGCAGAATTATCGGGGTTTTACATCGTCTTTCAGATGCGGCATTGTTTCAACATTCTTTTGTTGGGGTCTTTCACCCAGAGCTTTGGCAAGCTCCAATGTCGTTTTTGTCGATTTATTCTCTTTGCGACTGCCAGGAAGGTGTGTCCATTCTTTGTGTCTCAGGTCTCTCTGCACGGCAAGTGGCTTGGGGGAAGTTTAACGTCGTCATTCCTATTAAATCTACAAAGGTGTATGGCTGACGTATAGTTTGTTAAGGTACAAAAAATAAAAAACCGCAAGTCTAATGCACGGTGACTTACGGTTTTTCGATTTATGTTGAAGTTCAGCCCTAAAGCCGAACAATAAATTTTAAAATGTCCGCTTAGTTGACCGTGCTTCAACATTGCGATGCAAAGATAGAAATAATTTTTGAACCAAGCAAGAAAAATGAATATAATTAACTTGAATTAACTATCACGCTTGCGTAATATAATAAGGTGTATAGTAGATGAGAAAATAAAACGGTATTTTGGGTGTACATACCAGTAGATTTCGTAAAGTGTTGAAAAACAGTGAAAAAGAAACTTTTTAGCTTTCTTAACGTAACATAGTTTGGGAAAAATTTGGTGGTAAAATAATTTTGGACTATCTTTGCAACCAGTAATACGAAATTCAGTTTTTAAACCTAAAAATATAAGAATGGAGTATGATTAAAAAGGGCAAATTCCGAAAGTTCAACGGTAGGTTGCTTGACGATGAGCTAAAAGCGGTCTGTGATAAACTGAAAGACAACCAAGAGTTTGTGTTTGTCATAGCGGATGAGGGCAAGAACCGAAATCTGCCATACACAACATATCTCTTTAGCGTTGTTCTGAAGTATCTATCAGATACGCTGCCAGAACATCCAAGTCCTATTGCCTTGTACAAGTACTTTGAAAAGATGTACGCTCCAGTACATACTTGTACAATTAATGGTGCGCAATTTAATTATTGCGAACTTAAATCAGAAAACTCAATTGATGTCAACAACTTCATTGAGAGGGTTGTTGAGTATGCCTTACAGAGGTGGGGTATTGAAGTTCCAAGAAACGAGACTCTTGCTAAACCAGAGAATCGGGAGCTTTATAGCCAGGCTTATCTACAACAGGATATAGACTGGAACAGTGTTATCTCTTCGCTAAAAAAATCTAAAGACGATGAGCGAAGAAATGAAAAAGAGCGCATTTAAGCTTTTTGCGCAGGCTCAGATGACTTATGCTGAGGCAGAAGAAAAAGCAAAACAAGAAGCCGGCAAACCAAAGGTGGAACGTTTCCGCATTGGTGAAGATGGCGAGTACACAATCCGTATTCTTCCTTTGGCTCCAGAGCTTGACTCTGAGGGTAATGCACTCCCTATGGAGCGTAAGGGCTATGAGTACCCATTGCATCAGTTGTTCTTGGGTATTATGTTGCCTGCCAAGAAGGGCAAGAAGACAAAGAAAATCAACATTCCAGTTGTTCGCGCTACCGATAAGGGTATTGATAAGTCAGTTGATATTATTGATACTTACATGCGTATCGCTAAGGAGATTTATGCTGATGACGAGGAATTGTTGAAGGTTATCACAGGCAATTCTTATGGTGGCGGTCTTCGTTGGTCATATCAGCACGCTATGTATGTTCTTGACCTTAGCACAGAGAAGTCGCGCTCTAAAGGCCCTCAGCTATGGCAGTGTTCACATTCGCAGTATAAGTCCATTGACGATGCGAAGATGCGTTTGTGGAACGAGTTGCGTGCTGACGATGAACAGAACACATGTCCAATCTCTTGGTTTACAGACGCTTATCCAGTAAAGGTCATCCGTGAGACAGGAACCAAGACTGATTACACTATTGAGATTGGCCGCAAGTGTGTTGATGTTGTAGAAGCTGAAGTTGAGAAGCTTCTCGAACTCCCACGTATTCCAGAACTCATTAACCGTTTTACTCGCTATCAGCTTGAGGCAGAGCTTGTATTCTTGCAGCAGTATGATGAGTTGCACGACATGGAAGTATGTAAGGAGGCTGACTTTATTGAGGCTGTAGAGAAGTTGAAGGGTGAGCTGCCTGCTGATGACACTTCTCACTTCGATTTGGCAAGTGCTGGCTCTGAGAAGTCAAACGCTACAACAGAAGTTACGATTGACTCGCTTTGGGCAGAGTACGACAAGATCGTTGATGCAGACCTCTCAGAGAAGTCTGACGAGTACCAGGAGCTTCGTGAGAAGATCCGCCAGTTTGCTGAAGACAACAAGCTTGATGTTCGTCTCTCTCGTTCTAAGAACAATCAGCAATTGCTCGAAGAGATTGAGGAAGCAATGGATGGAGCTGCCTCTAAGACCACTTCAGAGGCTAAGCCTGAGTCTAAGCCAGCAGAGACCAAGCCTGCTGTAGATGAGACTGAAGAAGAGGAGGAAGAGACTGAAGAAGAAACCAAGGAGGAAGCTCCTGCACAGCCTGAGCGCCGCCGCCGTTCACGTCCTTCTGTAGCCGAGGAGACTACCACTAATGACGAGGAGGAGACACAGTCTGAAGAGCAGACTTCAGCAGCAGATGCTGAAGAAGCCCGTCCAGTTCATCGCCGTAGACGTAGAAGTCAATCACGGTCTTTAGATATATAATTAGTAATCCGTGGGGAGGTGTGGGTGGAAACTCCACCTCTCCATTTTTGTTTTATGTAAAATACTAAAGACTATGAAACCTATAGCATTATTGATGAATGATTTGCATATCGCTAAGGATAATGTTCTTGAATACGAGAAGAACTGGAATGAAGCCTTAAAGATATGCGAGGAATACAATATCAAACAGATTTATATCGGTGGTGATGTGTTCACCACACGTAACGTACAGCACCTTGCTCCAGTAATGACAGTGTTGCGCTGTTTAGACCGTACTATATCTAAGGGCATTGAAACCACTATAGCATTTGGTAATCACGATTGTCCTGTATATGGTGAAAAAGATAACTGGTGTGATGTACTTTGCCGTACTAATGGAGTAGAAGTCGTCAACAATATTATGGTAACAGACTTAGGCGATAAGGTTCTCGCTATGATAGCCTATTTCCCAGAAGAAACCATGATGGAGGATAAATTGAAAGAGCTTGATGCAATGCTTGATGGACTTCATATCAGTTACTCTGACGTTGTACTTTACATCCATGCAGGAGTTCACGGGGCATTGGGTAACTTTGATGTTCCTAATGAAATGCCACAGGAGCCATTGCTGAAATATTACAAGGTGTTATGTGCTCACTACCACAATCGCACAGTCCTTGAAGATACCAATATTGAGTACATTGGCAGTTCTCGCGCCCATACATTTGGTGAGGATGAAGAAAAAGGCTACACCCTGCTATACCCAGACGGGGAAACATCCTTTGTAAAGAATGAGGTTAATACTCGCTATGTTACAGAAGATGTAATGCTAAAGAACCTCCCAGACTGGGAGAACGTGTATGATGAGCGTTATAAAATACGCCTTAGAATACATTGTCAGGCGGCAGAAGCGGATACAATAGACAAGTCAGACCTTATCGCACGCGGTGCCAACAAAATAGAATTTGTAACTGAAAAGCTACAAGCTATTGAGAACAGCCAATCAGAAATGGATGAGCGCTTTGACAACAAGAACCTACAGATTGAATATCAGTCTTTCTGTAAAGAGAAGGATATTGACAGTAGGTTCGGAATAGATTATTTAACCAAAGTCAAGTAACCATGTGGACAATACAGAGTATTAATTGTGAGAATTTTATCTCATTCCAGGAGGCAGGGCTGAATATTGCCCAAAACGTATGCACCCTGATATATGGCATTAACAATGATAATATGCAGCAGCGCAACAACGGTACTGGCAAATCATCTATCATTGAAGCCATTGCTTTTGCGCTAACAGGCGAACCATTGAGACAGGTGGATAAGGCAGAAGAGATAATCAATGACAACTCAGATACCGCTAAAGTATTTATGGAGCTGTTTAACGATTATGATAAAACCCATTTTACCATTCAGCGTACACTTAATCGTAAAACTTCTCAGGTCATAGAGTGTCACAAGTATGATGAGAATAATAACGAGATAGAGCAGGAACGTACATCACAGCCTACTGTTGCAGATTATAATCGCTATATCTTAGAAGAAATTGGCTTGACTAAAGACGATATTTATTCTAACTTCATATTGTCGAATAGCAAATACAAGTCATTCTTTGAGGCAAGCGATAAAACCAAGAAAGCAATGATAAATCGCTTCTCAGGTGCTGATAAGATTGATGAGGTGATTGAAGTTTTGCAGCGAGATAAACAGCCGGCTGAAGAAGCTCTAACTACAGCTAAGGAGAATAAAATAGCTATAGAAGCCAAGTTGGAGGTTGTTGAAGGTCAATTAGCTGATGTGGATAACAAGAAAGCTGAGTGGGCTGCTGCTAAGGAGGAGCGCATTGCTAACATCGGACAACAGATCGCACAGAAACGCGAAGAGCTGAGAGAAACCAAGGACACCATTAGTAAAGCTCGAATTCGCCTTGTTGAGATTGATAAGGTTGGCGACTACATTGAGGATGAACTTCAACAGTCAACTAAAAGTCTTGCTGATATTTATGGTGAAATTACATCCCTGTTTGTACAGCATAAGTTGGAGGCAATCAAAGACTATGTGAGCATAAATCAGGATTCCGAGAAGTCGATTGCTGACTACCAGGCAAGAAAAGAGTCTTTAGACAAGGAATTATCCACACTTCAGACTATTGTTGAAGAGGCGGAGAGCGAATTGGAAAAGCAGCAGAAGCAACTCGATAAAATGCAGACAGCGGCTAAGACGTTGGATGAAGAAACTGAAGCGGACATCAAAGATATTAAACAGGATATTGAAAATGCCAGAAAGGAAGGTAATAAATTGGCAGGGAAATTCAAGACTGTGCGCCAAGATATTGATGAGGCGCTGTATAATATTCACTCCCTTCAGAATCAAATTCGCGGAGCCATTACCTGCCCTAAGTGTAAGCATGAGTTCTTTGTCGATAGCAACATTACCCTCGAAGAGGCTAAGGCTCAATTGACTAAAGAAGAAAAATCGTTAAGCGACTTCCAATCTGCAAAAGAAAAGCTACAAACTGAGCTTGAACAATGCGAGAAACAGCAGGCGGGCTTTGAAGATGAGTTGAATGAAGCTAATGAAGAAATTCGCCAACGTGCATCAGACCTGTCTAAAATGAGACGAACCGTCAGTGATTGTAATGCCGCGTTTGAACAGTCATCAACTAAGGTTGCCGAAATGCAACGTAGAATCAATACAATACAAAACAGTATTGATGTTGAGCAAGGCAAGGTCGATGGACTCATCCAAAAGATGATTTCAGACGCCTTAGGTGTTGTAGATTGTGCTTATGACAAGGGGTATGGTTATATTGCTTCACTTCAAGACAAGTGTGTTGCCATTGAAGCTTCTATAGAATCATTCGAGAAGGCCATAGATGAGGTTAAAAATGCCGCACAGGACGATTTTGTCACCTCTCTGAACAATTCTAAGGCTAAATACGAGAAAGAGCTTCAGGAAGCCTTAAAATCACTCCAGGAGGCGCAGGATGAGTTTGATAAGTATGTGGTTCAAGAAAATCATTTCGTAGACTTCCGCTCATACCTTGCTAACAAAAAAGTGAGAGCCATTTCTGGCGTAACAAATCACTTCTTGGAATTGATAGGCTCTGACCTACGAGTAGAGATGCTTGGCTTCAAAAAGCTGAAGAATGGCAAGGTGCGCGACAAGATAACAGTCAATCTTCTTAGGAATGGCATTGATTGCGGTTCGTATGCCAAGTTCTCTGGTGGTGAACGTGCGCGAGTAAATCTTGCCAGTATCTTAGGTTTGCAGAAGTTGGTTAACAATTCTGCTCCAAAGGGTAAGGGCTTGGATTTGATAATCATTGATGAAGTTCTTGAGGCAAGCGACACAACAGGTATTGAAAGCTCATGTGCTGCCTTGAATAAGCTGAAGGTGACATCATTAATGGTAACTCAAAACCCTATCAGTGATAATGAGGGACATACAATCGTGGTAACTAAAGAAAACGGATATTCAACTATAACAGAACAATGAACATACCAGAAGCAATAAAACATCATCAAACAATGACACACGAATTAGTGGGTAAGGTATTTCCCACTAATTCGTGTGGGGATGTGATTGTAGAGTCATATCAAAATTGCAACAACATTACAATATGTTTTGTAAACAGTGGGTTTAGAAAACATACCAGAATGGATAAGCTTCGTTCTGGTGCAATTAGAGACAATAGTAGAAAAATAATTAAATATAATGGAGAGGAATTTATAGGTTGCGGAGTTGGGCTGCCATACGAGCAAAATCGACATGCTTATTATCAATGGAGAAGCATTATGATGCGTTGTTACAAGAAAAAACGAGATAATTTTTGTTCTGCCTATGATGGTTGCACAATGTCTAAGGAGTGGCATGATTTTAAAAATTTTGTACTTTGGTATGATAGACATAAAAAAACAGACAAATGTTGTGTTGATAAGGATTTGTTGGTTAAAGGCAATAAAGTGTATTGTGCAGAAAGATGTTGCCTTGTGCCAATTCAAATAAACAACGCTATAATAAAACAAAAGTCTCGTCGTGGAGATTATCCTATTGGTGTTCGTTGGTCTAAAGCACATAAGAAATTTGGCGCCTCAATTGCTTTATTTGGAAGATGTAAAAATTTAGGGTGGTACAACTCTGTAACAGAAGCTTTTGAGGCATATAAAGAACGTAAAGAAGCTTATTTAAAAGAACTTGCGGGGATATATAGGGAAGAAATAACCCACGATGTTTATCAAACATTAATAAATTATCAGGTCGAAATAACAGATTAACATGAGACAGCAATTAACAGATGAATATGTTAGCCAGTTAACTCGCAGAGACGTGTTAGGGCTTGATGTCGCCACATTGTGTGGCTACCATTCCATATATGATAGTGGCAGTATTAAATTTCCAACAACAGCCAAGGCACCTAAGAAAATGGGGGTAGATTATGGTCAGCACAAGAATTTTCGTGAGTGGTTAATTGGCTTGATCGAAAAATATAAATTTAAAGCACTTGCCATTGAAGACGTGGTATTTGCTCACGTCATGGATTTTAGAAAGCTATGCGAATTTCGTGGAATTGTGTATGAGGTTGCAGAGACTTGTAACATTCCAATAGTCGCATTTAAACCTTGTGACATTAAAAAATGGGCAACATCAAATGGCAATGCAAGCAAGGCTCAGATGGTAGAATATTGCAAAAAACGATGGCATATAGACCCAGTTGATGATAACGAGGCTGATGCCATTCATATTTATATGTATTTTGTTCACCGCTATAAACTTCAATAATATGAGTAATAAAAAGCTATCCAAAAACGTATTTAACGACATTGGTAATCATTGTCAATTGTTGGTGGATGACTTCTTTCACTTCTGTGAGGGAGAAACCGACCAAATAACTATCATCACGGAGCTAAGAGACATTTCAGAGCCTATGCCACCGAGTTTGGTTCAGGTGAAGAAAATGTTTGTAAGGTGTGATAAAGCATGGAAAGATTATTGCAAATTCATGTTATTGCCTGGTGAAAGTTCAACATTGTTTACTAAACGTGTAAAAGCAAAATGGCAGACTCTCGAAAGAAGACATCAGCTTCCAACACATCGAAGGGGAGCAGGCGGCGTGGAAGAGCATCGCCAATAAGTGAGCAAGAACAAAAAGCTCTTTTTCAGAAGTACATCGTGCCCAATTTGACAAGTATAAAGTCGTTGACGGTAAAATATACTGACAAGTACCAAGACGTTGAAGATAACTACAATTACGTACTTGCCCAGATGTATTCTTACATATACAGCTACGACCCAAGCAAATCTCTCGATACTTGGATACATATCGTGACTAAGCGAGCATGTTTCAATCAGAACAATAAGCGAACCCAATATATGTCAATACAGACAGATTTGGAGTTTTGTTCTACTGACGTACTGCATCAGCATGGTACCGCCAATATGATTGATGCAGGCTTTGGGGCACTGGTTGATAATATTTCAGACATCGTGTACGAAGCCCTAATGCAGATTAGTCCATGCAAGCTTTCTCCATTCTTGCTGTATGCTCAGGGAATGGGGGTACGAGAGATTACTCAAATAGAGTGGAAAGCTGGGCATTTGGAGAAGAAGAGCGAGGATGTGGTCAAGTCCAGAATCTACTGGGCAAAAAAGCAACTACAATACATCTTAAAGCAATATGGAATCTCAGAAGCAAGCTATACGAGTGCGTTTAGCAATCAATAAGATAATAATCACATTGATTGGCAAAGAATACAAGATTCCAGATGGCGGTCAAACATTAGCTGTGATTGAGCAGGGGATAAAAAGAGTGAACCAAAAGCTCTTTCCCTACTCAGACATGGCTGATGACCGCATCATAGACTATCTTGTATATCACTTGTATCTGAAGCGCGAACCAAGAAGGCGCTTCACGGTAAATGAATTTTTCAGCGACTATGCTATTGTGAGATATAGACAGCAGTTTATAGATGAGGGCGGCAAGTCGGGAATGAATTACTACATCAATCAATGGTTAAGAGATGGTGATTTTACCAGAGCCAGCTTAACCAAAATGATTGAAAAGCCGAAGCCACATAAGATGAGCAAGTTCATTTATATGGAGTCGGAAGAACTGATAAAAAAGCGTTTTATCAACACTGACATGGGATATATGTTATGCCAACGCTCAACTACAGGTTGGTCTCCACGTTCCCAGTATTGTCAAATTTGCAAAAACGTCTCGCAGTGTATTCGTGCAACCGAGCAAAAATATCCAGAATTGATAAGGTTGCGTAGACAGGATTACGAAAATGGCAAAAAAGACTGATAACGTATTAACGGAAGGATTTTTGGCAGAACTATACAATGCCGCTATTACAGACAACTATGTTTGTTCTGTTGTCTGTAATCATATGAGAGATGAATATTTGCCCGACCAGCAATATCAACAGCTCACAGCAGCCTTAAAACGCTACTTCTTGGAATATAAGATGGCGCCTCAGTATGGTGTGTTGGAACAAATGCTATCTCAGACAAGGGCTGTATCAGAATTGCTCGATGAGATTAGAGAGACAAGTACTGATACAGAGCCTGATGCACTTAGAGACCAGTTTGAAAATTACTTGAAGTTGGTAAGGTTCAAGCGCATATATAAAGAGGTTGGCAAGATGTACGATAATGGTGATGGTATGAAAGCCATTAAGATGATGGAAACTGAAGCTAAAGAACTCAGTACCTTTACATTGAAGCCTGATGAGTTTATTGACGTGGCAGAAACTTTTGATGACCGTCTGAGAGATAATAAGGCTAAGCACGAAGACAATACACGCAAGAAGCTTGTTAATAACTTCTATATTGATGAGCTTGATAACCTTAATCAAGGTAGAGACCTTCGTTCTCAGCTTTCTGTATTCCTCGCAATGTCTGGAGTGGGCAAGTCACACTTAGCTCGTTGGATAGGTTCTAATGCTGCTTACGTAAGCGGTCTTAACGTATTACACTTCCAATTGGAGGGTTCTGCCGCCGAAGTCATGGACGCATATCAGGCTTCTCTCATTCAGACGCAGACCTTTGAATTTGAGAATGGTAGAGTCAATCAGCACTTAATAGACCACTTCCACAAACAGCTTGAAACTTATTCTGGCACCCTAAAGGTAAAATCGTATTCTAAGTTTGGCAAAGAGGTTTCGACTACGGATCTGAAGAACGACTGTGAGAAGTATAAAGAGAAGTATGGCTATTATCCAGATGTCATCATCGTAGACTCTCTTGACTTGCTGAATGACTCTTCTGGCAAGTCTTGGGATAATAAATCTTTACGTTTTAAGCGCATTGCAGTAGCCAATGACTTAAAGGATATGGCAGGCGAACTGAATGCTTGGATGGTAGCAACCTATCAGGCAACTATTGAAAAGCAAGAGGTGGTAGACGATGAGAAATTTGTGCTGAATGGCTATAATCTTTCCGAGGCAAAGGGACTTCAGCGACCATGTACTCACATTATCTCTCTTAACCAAAGCAGAAGAGAAGATAAGGAAAATACTATGCGTCTATATGTAGCTAAATCACGCTTCTTCAAGAAAGCTGACCCTTTCAGAATATGCACCGATTACGAGCATGAGCAATTCTACTCACGAGAACGAACCCTAAACTTACCGCCCGAAAGTTAATTCCGTGTTAACTAATACGAAATTATTCTTAAAATGATATGGAATTGCTGACTATATGCCAGTAATTTCATATCTTTGCATTCGCAATTTGATGAAAGCAGTGTTTTATTACCCATGACATTTTTATGGACATCTCTGTCGAGCAGCAACATCAAATTGCAGACGAACTTCTATATGAGCTTAATGGTAAAATGGATGGTGGCAGAAAGAATATTCTGTTGCAGCACTGTCCCTTTTGCGGGCGTGATGGATATAAATTTGGCATATATGTTGGTCAGCCTACAGGATATAAGAAGTTTGGCTCTTCTAATTGTTTCCGTTGTGGAAGCAAATTTCGTGATTTAAAAGGCACGTTGGAAGCCTTAGGCTTGATGAGTTTAATGCCTAAAGAAACGACTGACCTCGCAGGCTCACTTACCCAGGAACTAAATTTGTTTGAAGATGACGAGATTGACGATGATCTTGTCGAAATTGAAATGCCCAAAGGCTATAAGAGGTGTTTCAAAAATGCCTATCTTAAATCACGTGGATTTAATGCTGATGATTTTGAGTATTTTCCTTGTGGAACTAATAGAAACCTTGATTTGAAGTTTGCAGACTATGTGCTAATGGAAATACGCGATGCGGGTAGGCTTGTTGGCTTTGTTGGCAGACATACCTGGAGTAAAGAAGAGATAGACGAGCATAACTTCAGACATCGCTACCAAATCAGACGTTATAATAATTCTACCGACAATGGGTTTGGTAAGCTCCTGTACAATTATGACGCGATTAAGCAATACGAAACACAAACCGTAATACTGTGCGAGGGCGTGTTTGATGTGATAGCCTTAACCCGCAAGCTTGAGTTATACGATAGACGCGATATTGTGCCAGTCGCTACATTCGGCAAGAAGATAAGTGAGGTGCAAATCTACAAGCTTCAATCTAAAGGGGTCGAGCAAGTAGTGCTGGGCTATGATGCAGATGCAAGAGAAACTACAGGACATGTGGCAATGCAGCTTGACAATTTCTTCGATGTCTATATTGCAGATTTAGATATGGCAAATGGTAAAGACTGGGACGAAATGGACGTTGATGATGTCTATGATGTATTTGCAAATGGGTTAAGAACGGTAAGGGAATATAATTTGGAATAGTATGGAAGCAATATCTCTTAATGATTGGCTTGACAATCATAATATAACATATACGATACGACACGATTTGTTAGTAATTCCTGAGTTTGGTAGGTGCCTCATTCAGACTGATTATGAACACATCTTTAAGACAGACAAAACCACAGGCGAAGTGACGTTTCATTACCAGGAGAATCCTACCTTTTTGAAAGGAGACGACATTTTTTATGTAGTGTTTCCATTCGGAAATAGATGGTATTATATCGACATACGCGATGAGCCTACCACAATACAATTTCACGTGCTAAGATGGGTTGGCAAAACGCCTGAGCAAGAAACCAAAGTCGACTTCTACCCTCTTGGAATACACACTGGTTATGAACTTCTTAACGGAAGTGGTTTGTTGCCAGACTGGTGTGCAAAAGCAAAGTGGCTTGGTTATAGAGGGCTTGGAGTTACTGATAAGAATACTTTAGCTGCCACTCTTGATTTGCAGACTTCAGCAACAAGTAAGGAGTTGCGATATATTTTTGGTTATTCCACCATATTGGATTTAGGCTCTGAGAAGATTGGCGTTAAGATATACGCCCACACCCAAATGGGCTTCAGAAACCTTCTGCGCATACAAAAGATAGTTGCTGTGGACAATGTGGAGAATAAGCGGGTAGGTTACGTGGAACTGCTAAACCTCAGCAAAGGCTGTGTGTTGGTGTTTGATAAGTGGTGTGGTGGTTGGCTTGCAAATCAAGCTAAAGGTGATTCTGATTGCTTGGACAGCTTAATACAGGCTTTTGATGGTTGGGTTTACTTTCAGGTGGATGTAACAGAATACAAGGCTGACAGAATAGACTCGCAAGTGTTGATTAGCCAGAGGGACTATTTCGATACATTTTATCAAGGCGGCTTGAATTATCTAAAGAATGTTCGCCCAGTTCTAATACAGGACATCTATTATATCGACCATGAGGACTGGAAGAATAAAATACAGCTGAATAAGGTTGACTATGGTTCTTCGCATGAACAGTCGGAAATGCAATATATGAAGACCTTAGACGAGCTATACGATGAATTTGCTGCTGTATTTTCTGACAAGTATTCTGATGAGGTCTTTGATGATATGTGCTATGCGACAGCAGACATTGTAGAGAATGCAGAGGCCTCGTATGACTTGACAGAGAATTACGCCCCACGTTACGATATGACGCCTGAAGAAAAAGAGAAGTATGGTGATACATATAATATGTTCAATACACTGTTGGAGGAGGGCTTTAATAAGCTTGTACCTGAAGGACAAGAAGAACTCTATAGAGAGCGTATGGAGTATGAGAAGTACATCTTAACCAGTACTGATAACGTGGATTACATCCTAATAACTTGGGACGAATTGAACTGGGCACAGAGGAATGGCATACTCACAGGTATTGGTCGTGGTTCGGCGGGTGGCAGCTTGGTGCTGTATCTGCTTCAGATTACTAACATTGACCCCATAAAGTATGACTTGATTTTCGAGCGTTTCCTGCTGCCTGAGCGTGCAGGACTGGAGCTATGTAAAACCACAAGACTGGCAGAGCAAATAGAGTCTTCAGATTACATAGAACTCGAATGTGATAATGGCAAGACATATAAGTTTGACATAGACGCCAAGTTTAGGATAAAACGAGGCGACACAGAAATGGAAGTGTTTGCTGATGAATTACAAATTGATGATGATATAGTGTGGGATAATAATGATTTATTATGGAATCTTTAGAACATTATTTTGAAGATGGTACTATAGTAGGACAGGCCATAGAAAAGTATGTAGCTCAGTATCGAAAACGACGTAGGGGCATACCTCCTGATGAGTTTAAGGAGATATTACATCAAGTAGCTAATTATGCAATTCAATATCATTAATTATGAGAATCATAAATATTAAACATCAAAAAGAAGCAAGCTCCCTTGTGCAAGACGCATATGTCGATAATGGCTACGTCAAGGCACATCACGGATCGCTTCCAGATATTGATAGTGACTTTGCTGCCGACCGCAGAGGTGATGTAAAAAAATACTTGGAAAGGCGCTATAATGCAAACAATATGCAGCGAGTGTTTTCTGCGGGTACATTTACTACGGTAAAAATTAAATCGGCTATCAAGGATATTGCTCGCGTACACAAGGTTCCTGTAGGCACAACTAATTATCTGACAGCTATATTGGAAGACAATATGAGTTGGACTGATTTAATGAGACTGGCAGCTACAGATAAGCGTATTCGTGACTTCATTCAGAAATACCCCTATGTCTTCGAGGAGATATTACCTTTGATGGGGCAGGCAAGAAGTGCAGGTATTCATGCTTCTGCTTTGATAATTACTCCAGAATATGTGAAGGATGATAAAGTAGATTGTTATGATTTGCTGCCTGTGCGCAAGATGGATGATTTGTTGGTGTCTGAGATTTCTGGTAGTGATATTGATGCGATTGGCATATTGAAGAATGACGTGTTGGGCATCCAAGAACTGACAAGAATTTCAGATATGTTAGAGCTAATTGAAAAAGAATATGGTGTAAAATACAACATGCTTCAGATAGTCTCTCAGTATCTCAATGACCCAAAGGTATTTGAACTGCTGAAACAAGGTTATACTCAAGGAGTCTTTCAGATGTCAGGTCAAGGAATTACCCGATACATTAAGGGGTTGAAACCTGACAATATCAATGACCTAATCGCTTCAGTAGCCTTATTCCGCCCAGGAACGCTTAATTCTGGTTCCGCCCAGGGCTATGTAGATGCAAAGAACGGAATGGTAGAGCCTGAATATCTTTGGGGCACTTATGAAGTACTGAAGGACACTTTTGGTTTTATTGTGTATCAGGAACAGGTGGCAACTTTGGCACGTCAGATAGGCAATCTATCATTGGGTGAAGGAGTCAACTTAGTGAAAGCTCTCAGTAAGAAAAAATTGGAGAAGGTACAAAAGTTCAAAAATAAATTCTTTGAAGGTGCCGAGCAAAATCATTGCCCTAAAGAAGCTGCCGAGCAGATATGGGACACGACAGAAAAGGCTGCAAGTTATCTCTTTAATAAGAGTCACGCCACAGCATACGGACTTACTGCATACGTAGGAGCTTGGCTGAAGACGCATTACCCAGTTCCGTTCTACACGGTAATACTCAGAGACTGTGACGATGACAAACTGCCCACATTGATGAATGAAATAAGGTCTGTAGGTGGTGTGGATATTGTGCCTCCAGACGTGAATGTCTCAGGCAGAAACTTTACTCCAGATTACAAGAACCGTAAAATCTATTGGTCTTTAAGTCGTATCAAGCATATAGGTCTGAAGGCAGTGGACTACATTGTCAAGGAACGTGAGAGATTTGGAGACTTCATAAATATGGAGGAGTTTATCCATCGCATATTCAGAAAAAAACTGGTAAAATTCAAAAACTGGGATGATCCTGCCGATGGAGTTGTGCTTGATGAAGAGAGAAATCCTGTCAATGCAAGGGTTATTAGACACTTGATATATGCGGGCGCTTTTGATAATTGCGACCATGTAGGCTCAATATGTGAGAGATATGGCTTGTTAAAGCAGGCTGCTGAAATACTTGGTTTTGCCATTAGCCCAAAGGAAGTTCCTGAAGGTATGGAAGATAAGCATTATTTCTGGTCGCAGCAACAAATCTCCTTGGCAGGCGTGGGAAGCGTAGACTATAGGCGTATATGGAACAACTTGGATAAGCCGACTTCTACAAGAAGTGCGACGTATTTGGACTTTGAAAGATTGGATGATAAGTTCTTGTCAGTAACTAAGGCTGCTATTGTGGGAACGATAGTAGAGGCTGTTGATAGGACTTACAAAGCCAAGAAGGACAATACCACTAAGCATTTTGGTAAAATCAAACTGCAACAAAATACTGATATTGCAGAAATGATAATCTGGGATGCAGCGTGGGAAGAGAACAAATCGCTCTTCCTAAATCAAGAAGGCGCCATCATAGCTGCTGTTGTGGCAGTAAAGTGGTCTGATTACAATGAGAGAAATGAATTTCAGTTAAATCGTGGCTCGTTTGTGGCTATAGTAAAATAATTTAACATGGGAACAAATAGAATGATGTCTGATTTATCTGGAGTGTACGCAAAAATGTTTCAGCTCAGAAAGACAAGGAAAGAATTTGTTGGTGATGACTTTGGTTCTTTTTACCGCAATATGAAGCTACAGGCTATGATATGGAGCGGAGAGATTACTGAGGACAACATTGAAGAATACATGACCGCTGAGAAAATGTCAGAAGGCAACTTGCCACCTATGGAGTGGTATCACCTTCACGCATATCCCCACCCTCAAGATGCGCATGACGAATTACTGCAACGCAATTATTACTGTGGCGGTAAGAAAAAGAATATGCGCGGTAGAATTACTCGCCTCAGGTTTCAGAGGATATTGCGTGATATTTTAGCAAGACGTATAGATAGATTTCTAAATCCGGATAAGTATATGAATAATAAAATTCTGTGTATAGTAGGAGATTCAGGAGCAGGCAAGACATTAGCCTCATTGCACCTTCAGAATAAGTTGGGAGCAAATGTAATATGTTCCTACACAACAAGACCTCCAAGAACAACTGAAGTGGAAGGTCGTGAACATCACTTCATCAATATTGTGCCAGACCCAAATGAGTTGTTGGCATATGCGAATTTTGGAGGGTATGAGTATTATGCCCTCAAGACACAAGTGTGGGGAGATTGTACCGTCTATGTTATAGATGAGCAAGGTCTTAAAAATCTTCGTGAGGATCATGGTGATGAGTATCAAATCTATTCAGTCTATATCACTCGCTCTTGGAGTGAGCGTAAAAAGTCTGGTGTGAAGCTTAAAAGAATGGAACGTGACAGCACTCGTGACAAGCTTTCAGCAGATGAATATGACTGGATAATTGAGAACAATTCAACCAAGAAAAATCTATTTATTAATATAGAGGCAATATATAATGCCGTAAAAAATAAGTGATATGGCAACACCAAAAGAAAAAGGCAATGTAGTAACCGCCATCGTGTTTGACTTCGAGACTGGCGGCTTAGATGCGACTAAATGTGGCGCCACCCAGATTTCAATGCACGCAGTTCGTCTCGACACCTTTGAGGTAATGGATACGCTGAACTTGTATATATTACCTTACCACCACAAGGAGGGGCTTGATAAGCCTGTCAGAAAAGTCGTGAAGAGTAAGTATGACATGCAAGAAGAAAGTTCTCCTTTGATGGAGTATGGACAGAAAGCTCTTGACGTTTCAGGAATAACGATGGAGTTGCTTAACGCAAAGGGTAAGGAATTACAGGAAGTATGTGAGCGTATAATAGACTTTATAACTCAGAATACCTTGTCTGTAACGTCTGCCAATAAACCAATATTGGTGGGGCAAAATGTGTTATTTGATATAAGCTTCTTGCAGCAGATTATGCTTTACACTGGGCTGTATGATAAGTTTAGCAAGGTTGTTGATGGCAAAAAGGATTTTTGGGGACACTTTCAGCCTTATTATCTTGACACTATAGTTCTGGCTAAGTTGGCTCTTGACCACGACCCAAGCATAACCTCCTGGAAATTGGAGTTAACAGCAGAAAGATTGGGCATTGAAATGGATGATGCGCACGATGCAGATGCCGATGTGGTAGCGACACGTGATATAGTCAGAAAACTGACTGCAAGAATGAGAAATTCTGATGGCGGTTCTAATGCCGTTGGCGCATTGACAGCCGAACATAAGGATAAATTAAGAAATCACTTTAAAATTTAGCGCTATGATTGAGATTGAATTATTAGAATGGCTTGGCAGCGCATTAATTGCAGGCTCTTTGGTTTTGATATTTTACAATAAAAAGAAACGTCATGGGAAAAAGTAAGTTTGTGTTTGATAAAGAAACAGGCACTCTAAAGCCAGCAAAAGAAATTGTTGCTGAGGCACAAACTCAATTAACGCCTGTCGTAGGTGGTAAGGAAGAGGTTAGCTTAGACTTGTCTACCCATAAGCCTAATGTGGCTATGGACGAAAATATTGTTCAATTCAGGGAAAATAGCGACTATACTATATTTCAGATAATTGAAGAACGCTCTCGACAGTCCATGATGATTATCGCAGGTTATGGCTTAGAGATAAAGTTTAATATAGCAGAATTACGCTCTACAGAAAGAATCGAGCAGTTGCTTGCAGGAGTGACTTCATTGTTCAGAAAAATGATATTGGAACAAGCCCTTAATAAGACTGGTAGGTAGTTTTTCCATTTGACTATTAATTATAAAAGGACATAGTCAAATGGATAAAATAAAACTTACAGAAAAAGAGCAAAAATTTTGCTTAATATATACAGCTGGCCCAGCGCCTTATGTCGGCAACGAGGTAAGGTGCTACCAGCTTGTTTTTAATGAATCTACCGAGATGCCTTCAAAGGAATGTGAAATAGAAGTTTCTTTGAAGGCACATGATTTGATGGTGCGAGACGAGATTAAGGAGTATATTGATAGTTTGAACGCCCTTAGTATCGTTAATGCTACCTCACTCAGACCACGCCTTACTCAAACTTTATTGAAAATTGCTGATGAATGTGCTGAAGCCAATTTTTTTGATAAATTTGGTACTCCATTGTCACCAGCAGCTATTCGTGCGGTATCCGTAAATGCTATTAAGACCTTGACTGATATGTATGGCATTAAGGAGGATATTGCTCACAAGGTTATGCTGGAGGGTTCTGATGGAGAGGGTATCACATTTAATCTTATTGCACCTCAGCCAGCTCCAAAGCCAGAAGATGAACTAATAGGATAACTTTAATTATATGCTAACATGACTGAGACAACGAATAGTGCAATAGGAGAATTTATGGTTAGCAACATCAAGACAATAGTTACTTGTGTTGCTTTTATCGGTGGAATGTATTTACAACATCAGGCTAACTCGATGAAGATTGAGCAGCTTGAACAGCAGATAGCGCAGGCAAATATCAGATTAGACCAGCAATATGCTAAGTTGGATAATGTAAAATTGGACAAGGCAGTTTTTGAGGCTACAATTCGCCAGTTTTCTGAGATGTCTACTGATATAAGACAGATTAGAGAGAGACTGGAAAGTATGATGGATAAATCAAGCAAGCAATGATACAGCAAGGAGAAATAGTTAGAATTAAATACTCTAAGGTGCTACTTCAGTTAAGATTGTGCGAGCTTGTTACCCGTGAAGCTCAAGTTGTAAAAATAGTTTACAACGAAAAAGGAAAGGAGAGTGGCGCTTTCGTAATTCCAAGAACAGGAAGACTGAAGGGGCAAGAATGGTACATCCCTATCCAATCAATAGAAAGCATATCGACTATGAATAGGGTGCGAAACAAAGGAATATTAAAATCAACATTTATATAATATGGCAACAAAGTTATCGGATAATTTTACATTGGAAGAAATGCTTGTTTCGTCTACTGCCAAGAAATATGGCATAGATAACAAGCCTGATACCATTGCAAAAGCAAACCTTACAGTGCTTTGCAATAAATTGCTTCAGCCAATACGAACAGCTTATGGCAAGTCAATTATTATTACATCGGGTTATCGCTGCCCTGCTCTCAACGCTAAAGTGAGAGGCTCTAAAACCTCTCAGCACTGCAAAGGGCAGGCTGCTGATATAAATGACGGAGCAGGCTATAAGGAGGGCGGAGAGGAACGATATAAGGCTAATGCTGAGTTGTTCGATTTCATTTATGAGCGTGGCGGATATGACCAACTTATAAATGAGTTTCCTGACTCTAATGGTAGACCACAATGGATCCACGTGTCTTACAATCCAGCTCTCAAGACACAACGTGGTCAGGCTTTGGTAGCTAAGAAAGTGAATGGTAAGACAGTATATTTACCTTATAAGCGATAAACTATGGAGCTAATGAAGAATAGGGCAGCCTGGTTAATGGCTGCAATCATAATAGCTTTATCTTGCATGATGAATTGTCAGGGAAGAAAGGCTAAGGAGACGAAGAAGCTTTCTGATACAATGGAAAAGACTCTTTCGCTAATTAATCAGAAAGTGATAATTGAGAATATTCAACTGGAAGACTCTCTGACTGCCAAACAAGCTGAGGTGAAAAACCTCATGGTGACAAACAAGAACCTAAGCAGTATGTATGGCAAGCTGCTTAAATCCTCCAAGACTAAGCCTAAAGATGTTGACAATATAACATCCGTGGGGGCTATAACGGCAGGAGCTGACACAGTAATATGCTTGGTGGATTCCTTTGGCGGTTTGCAAGCTCATTGGCAGGATAAATACATAGACATAAAAGTTGATATTGACTCTACCAGAAAGGCAATGATAGATTATAAAATGAAAGACTCGCTTACAATCATTACCTTTCAGAAAAAACATTCAATATTGTTCGGATTGATAAAATGGAAAAGTTATGAGGGGTGTAAAGTTATAACGCACAATCCAAAGTCCACTCCCGTAGCAGTAGTTTCTTGCACCAATATTAACCATTAATACAAAATATTATGAAGAATTGGCTCCTATTTATGACAAAGAATAAATGGCTACACATACTGGTCTTTATCGTGATTGCATGCGCTGTGACCTTAATAGATGCAGCTGAGCATTATCATTCTGGCTTGGAGGCAGCTTCAATCGGCGCAGTGGTGGCAATTGGGCTGAGCTTGCTAAAAGGCATTGTCTGGGATGTGCTTTTTGGCTGGGGAACTTTCAGAATTAAAAACCTATTTGCAGGTGTAGTTGGCTCTCTCATCGGTTTTTTCTTGTCATGGGGTCTAATGGTTATGGGGGCTGTATAATATACAAACTTTCGGCTTTGAACCGTCTGCTGAAGCGATTTCAGTGGGCGGTTTTCTATTTTGGGAGTGCTTGACTATTAGTATATGTAGGATAGGTAGAAGTAGCTAACTGCTGACAAGGGTAAGCTTACAGCCCTTCCTACCTTTTAGAAATCTGTGAGCAGGGTAATTGTTATATAGATGGCAAAATTAGAAAGACCAAGAGGACTGACTATTAACTTTAGTCCATCCGAAAGGCAATATGAACTTTGGAACGCCCTTCAGCCTAATAGGTGTGATAAATGTGGCAGCACATTGGAGATGCGCCCTTGTGGATTAGATGCTAAGGGGCGTGCTATATATCAAGCAACCTGTACAAAATGTGGAAATACCGACATTCCTGAACAAATATTGGGTGGCGGAGCTGCTGGTGGCGGAAAATCATTTTTGGGTTGTTGTTGGTTGGTGTACAGTTGTATGCAATTTGCTGGTATAAGGATGTTAGTAGCTCGTAAGGTGCGAAAAACCCTTTTGGAAACAACTTGGAATACACTAAAAGATGTTTTGATGTCTTGGGGGTTAAAGGAAAATGTAAACTATAATATCAATAGTCAAACGTATGTTATAACGTTTTGGAATGGTTCCACTATAATGGCTATGGACTTAACACCATTGCCCAGTGATCCTGACTTCAATTCGCTTGGCTCGCTTGAAATCACAGGAGCTTTTGTAGATGAGGTTTCTGAGGTCTCTGAAAAAGCTATAGAGGTGTTGGCTTCTCGTATTCGTTATAAAATCGAAGATACTTTTGTTGTTGGTAAAATATTCATGTCAACCAACCCTTGTATAACGTGGGTGAGAAGTACTTTTGTTATGGATGACGATGGAAACCCAATTAGATTGGCAAAGGGCTATCGTTACATCCCATTCAGTCTGTTTGACAATCCAAATGAAAAATTCCGTATTATCTATTACAACAAGCTTAGCAAAATCCGTGATAAAGCCACACGTGACCGTTTGCTGTATGGTAACTGGTGGTTCACGGAAAGCAATAAGATGGCTGCTTATTGGAACTTTGATGGAGACAAACATCTGAAGCAGGGGCTGTTCGAGAGTCGCTATGACCCTCTCAAGCCACTTATTCTTAGCATGGACTTTAACGTCAATCCATATATGACCTGCCTGCCAATGCAGGTGGACTATGATAACAAGAAAGTCTACGTGTTCCCTGAGTTCATAGGCAGGTCTAAGGATAAACTAAATAACACTCCAGCTTTTACTCGTTGGGTAGCCAGGGAGTTAATTAAGTGGAAGCATGTCGGCGGAGTCTTGCTTACTGGAGACCCGGCAGGATTGGCTCGTTCCACACAAACAGAAGTTGGTACCAACAACTTTACAATAGCCTCTAAGAATTTCAAAGAGTCCAATATAAAGTCCAAAATACAGCTTCTCAGCAAGCAGCCTGCCCAGATTACTCGATTGGAGTTTGTGAATGAGTTATTTAACGGATATGATGGTTGGAGTGTTGAGATAGATATAAGGTGCCACCGTTTGACTGAAGACTTTATATATCAACAGAAAAACCCTGATGGCACTAAGGAAAAGAAGAAAGTGCAGATGGAAGATGGCAGTAGGGCTGAAAGATATGGTCATGCTTCAGACTGTTTCGACTACTCATTGGCTTACTATTTGAGTGCGGTATATGATAAGTATAAGTCAGCTGTCACCTCAATCGTAACTACTGTTGATCCAGGTGAAGTGGTATATACTGATTTTGACTTTTAGACTATTATATATAAAGATTAAGTTAATATGGCATACCAGAGATTTCTGACTAACAAAGACTATAAAGCAGTCCTCAACGATGAGCAATTTGAAATGCTTGTCGGTGGGGACGAAAATCGTTTATCACAGGCTGAAAGGAGTGCGGAAATGAACTTCCTCGAATACCTTGACCAACATTATGAAATTGAAAAAGTTTTGCGAGTGGGCAAGGCTATTCGTGATTACCATTCTGGAGTTACATATCCTGCTGGTGTTCACTTCAAAAAGGATGGCATGGTGTATAAGACTCTCACTACAATTAATGGCTGTAGAAAGCCTGCAAGTGTAGTCTATTGGGAGCAGCTGACAGAGTTGTTTGCCATCCCAGATGTTGATAGAAAACCTAAGTATTCTCAGCTGCATACTTATGGCTTGGGCGATATTGTGCGCTTTGGCACTGAATGGTGGGTTTGTAAAGTTCCTAATGGTTATGACCTCAATAATATTCAGTTGCCTGGTGTAGAATATTGGAAACAAATAGAGGTTGTAGAATGGCAACCAAACATGCAATGGGAACTTCATCAGGTGTGTATGTATGGGGCAGCCTTTTATGTCAAGACTGCTGTGACAGAAGCTGAAACAGAAGAAGTAATAACTCCTGAAGAGGATGACACTTGGTCTCTCATTGGCGATTATACTTCAGAATATAATTATACAGTTGGAGAAAATGATTATGTGGTGCAGGACGGTAAAGTTTTTGAACCTTTAATCAATCCTAATGCTGAAAAAATATTGCTTGGCACCAATGCTATCGTTGACGATCCTCGTAATCCAAATGTGATTACACACATGGTCAACATTGCTTGTTATTATTTGCATCAAATGATAAGCCCAACCAATATTTCAGAAACTCGTCGTTGGGCATACGAGGATTCAATGCTGTGGCTATCTAATGCTGCCAGATTCAAAATCAATCCGAAATTGCCACGCAAGCATGATTGTGAGACTGGTGAGGCAGCAATGGATTTTGCTATAGAAACCTATCAGCGTGAGTTCGACCCCAACCAAGATATGTGGTTGATTTAGCAAAATGAAAAAATCTTATATTCATTCTTTACTTTTGTAATGACTGGGCTGTGAAGCTCGGTCATTTTTTGTAAGTGCCTGTTAAATAAGTATAAATGAAAAGTTGAGATTTGCGATGATATAAAATATTTATCTATCTTTGTGGCGAGTTATTTAAATTATGCTATTAACTTGTGCATAAAATGTAACAGATTTGCATTGAAAAAATAGGTAAAATGTTGGTAATCAACAGGATAGTTGAAATGATGGGAGTGTCCCACCAGCTCCACAACGATTAAAGGATGTATACTTCGTTTTTGAAGCGTACATCCTTTAATCGTTTAATAATCAAGAATTTAAGTCTGTTAATCCTACTTTTTAAGCTATGTGCTCAAAAGTGTATTTTGCTCTTAAATTCTTAGTTTTGAAGCCAATTTGTGCATTTTTTGTGCATCGTTTAGCATTGCGAAAAAATATGATAAAAAAAGTTTTAAACGATGATGGTCACTAATTATAAAGCTTCTTACGTTTATCATGTGGTGCTATGCTATTCTCCCTTCAGTATATGATGTAATTAAATATTTTAGTTAGTTACAATCAAAATTATCCAATGTTTATTGAAGGAATCATTTTTTTGTTGTAAAATACCCATAAAAAAGTAATACGTAATACTTGGGCAAGTATCACGTATTACTTTGCAAAGTAT